CTGCGAAAGCGACGAGACGGTGTAGTGCGTGACGCCTCCGCCAGCATCGCGCTGGAGCACGGAGAACACCTTGTTCCGGTAGGCGGCGCTCACTTCGCGTGCCCAGCCCTTGCTACCGGGGACACCGTCCGGCAGTTCTAATTTCTCCCACTCGCCCCATTGTCCGCTGCGCCGGGCACGATCCTCGGCGTTTAAGAGACGGCGCCGCTGCAGGCGAGGAATCGTCATTAATACGTCGTGATGTCTCATCTCTCATCGCCCTCCCCGTTATTAGCGGGGAGGGGCCTTCTTGCTTCACCGAACGCGGGGAACAACCTCACCTGACATCTTCTTCTTCCAAGGCGACCCTCGCCCGCACGGCATGGGCCTCGTCTTCGCCGTGCGGGCACCCATTGCTTTCTCGGCGATGCGTTCGCCCTTGGCCTTATCCGTCGCTTCCTTTGCCGTCTTCCGGCGCGCGCATTTCTCGTGCGCCGGGGCTCGGTTCGACAGGTCGTTCGACCCGCCTCGCCACAAAGGGTCGATGTGTTCGTCGATCCACCGCTCCCGCGTCGCGTCGATCTTGCCGCCGCAGATGCAGCACACGCCTTGGTGAGCCAGAAACATCTTGAGCTTCTGCTTCGCCGTGAGTGGCTTTCTCCGTGCCACCTCGTAGGGGTTGTGAAGATCCTTCATGGCTGGCCCTCCAGCACATCGGTGATCCTGGATTCAGGAAACGCCCGGAACAGCGCCGCGAGCGCCGGAGCTTCCTCGTCGAGGCGAAGTAGTTCACGAACGAGGTTTTCCCGCCGCTCGAACCATCCGATCGACAAGCAAGCCTGACGCGCTCCCTCGATCTGATCGCGGTACTCGCCATTGGATTTTGTCTCGAGCAGATGAAGGCAATGCTCGACACACTGGCGTTGGTAAGAGAGGGAGCGTTTGTTAGACATGGTTCATGCAGCCGTTGAAGTTGTTCTGCCGTTGGTGCGGTCATTGATCTGTTGAATGTTGGCGTCCCGCATTTCCCCACAGTCCCTCTCAGGATCACGCGGGACGCCTTCGCTTCGATGTGAAGCGAACCTGTCAGTTGAAGCGCCAGTTGATGCCGACCTTGAACGTGTCGATCGCATCAAAACCGGTGTGGTTTTCGTAGACGTGGCCTACCGGATCATCCGTCACGCTGGTCTGATCGGCATGGACGTCATCAAGATCCCAGAGAACGCCATTGATGTGCGCCGCCCACGTTTGGGTGGTCTTCCTCGGCGGGCTCGAAACGCTCTGTATCCCTGCTTCCATTGTTCACCTTTGCTTCGATCAAGACGCACACCGGCTTTCGCGGCGAGATAACCCGCCAGCAATTCCCACTCGGACACTGGAAAACCCCGACGCTTACTGATGCTGGGACGCTCTGCGCGTCAGTTCGGTCTGCGCAGAAAACTTCACGTCGTTGTCGAGATCAGATTTCGAGACGATCCAGTCGAGGTAATCGCCCGGAACGTCAGAAAGCTTTTGGCCGCGGTGCTTCCCGAAGGAGAACTTCGTCATCAGGGCTGGCTCAGAACTCCACCTGATGAGGTCGTCCCACTTGGACGCCTGAAGCAGTTTGAGGAAAATCGCGCCCGTGACGATTGCGTCTGACAAGGCTCGATGGGGGTCTATTGCACCCCGCTGGACGTTGAGCGGGTGGACCAAGCCATGATGGTATCGCAGCGCCTGGTTGGAATGAGATGCCAGATCGGGCCACACACGAAGTGCGCACTTATAGGTGCATATCCATTTGGCATCAGATCCAAAGTGACGATCCAAGAATGAGCGCTCGAAGGAACAGTTGTGAGCGACGTATGCGTCAGCGCCAATGAAACTCTGAATGGCACTGTCGATCACAGGGTGGTCCTGTACGTCGGTATCGATAAGGTGGTGAACCGCGCTCGCTGCGGCCGGGATGGGACGCCCGGGATTGATCAGGAACTCAAGCGTGTTCTCAAACGTCCCGTCAGAGCGGATATCGATAGACCCGATCTCGACAATGGCGTCGCTGTTCGGATCCATCCCGGTCGTTTCAATGTCGATGACCCGTATCGTCATGCCGCCACCTGAGAGGTTGAGAATTTCGCCGTAAGATGGACGAGCGTGGCTTCGACTTCCGCGAGGAATGCGCGGACCTCTTTTTCAAGGTCCGCAATCATCACCGGATCGCGCGGCACGCGCTTGATGAACGACTGCATCTCAGCCGGTAGACGGGGATCGAAGCTGACGAAGTCGCACCACTTACGACCCGTGCAGGCCATCTGCCACTGCATCTGCTTGACGTATTTTCCGTCGATGGTTTCGCTCAGAAGCGTGTCGATATGCTTGGCCGTGCCGGGGCATTTGATCTCGATCAGCCCATCGTCACCGACGAGCCCGTCCGGTGATGCTCCTGCCATCTCGATTGTCGGGTGGAGAACGAACCCGACCTGTGCGACCTCTACGTCGCGCATGAACTCGTACAGCGCGCGCGCCTGCGGTTCCTGCTCCGTGCCATGCGCCATCGCGCTGGAAACGAATTTCTCCGCTGGCGTACCGGTCAGGCGCTCGGCGACGAGTTCCGCCGCGTAGTTGGCACGCGACGCGCCCCAGCCCGTTTTCGTCTTTGCTGTCAGATCGGCAATACGCGAGGCCGTCACCCGGCCACATCGTGCAGCCAGCCATTCCGGCGAGCCCTGTTCGACGTCGAGGATCTTCATTTTAGGCTGCTCCAATTCTGCCCAGCCAATATTCTGTGAACTTGCATAGGGCCGACGCCGAAGCGGTCCCCGATCTCGCGCAGCGATCCTTTGGCGTGGCGGATAGCGACGACGTCGGAAGCTGAGAGTTTCCGGCGCCCGTGCCGCTCGCCGCGACACGCTGTTCCGTGGATTATCTTGTCTGCATGGTTGCCGGAGCGCGTGTCCCACCGCAGGTTTGCGAGGCGGTTGTCGTCGCGACGCCCGTTGTTGTGGGCGACCTCCATACCGTCCGGCCGCGGTCCGACAAAATGCGTGAGCACTAGTTCGTGGACATACCTCGCGATGCGCGCCCCGCCTCCGCACAACGTAACCTTGCGGTATCCGTCCCCCGCAGCGCTTGGTTTCAATATCCTGCCGCTGACGCGATAGCGCCGCGCGCTCCGAATCCGCCCAAGATCGGAAACGAAATACAGCCCCTCGAACCCGGCAATCTCCACCCACCGCTCCGTCATGACCGCGCCGCCTTCCGTTTCTTGGCCTCAAGAAGGCCAACGAGGCGCGGGTATTCGGACGCTCGGATATCAGCCAGCCGCATCTTGATGCTGTCCACGTCGCGATCACCGAGTGGGGCGACCTTGGCCACTGCAAGAAATTGGTCGATGTTGCTGTTGGTCTCTGCGATCAGACCAAATAGTGTATCGACATGGGCTGGGAGCAGCGTTCTGGATGGGTCCGCGCCGTTGCCATCGTCGTCTGCATTGCCATCCTTGGAAGCGATGCCGGTAACCGCCTCAAACGTGGCCAGCTTGAGATAGGTCGTAGTGGATTTGATCTGCTGGATCGGGTTTTTCTGGCCTGACGTGTCTGGAGGGCCGGCTAGCGTGACGCGTTCGGAATGACCTTCGCGATGTGTGAGGACGCACGTTACGCTTATGCTGGCGTTGCCTTGGTCGAACTCCCAATTCGCATCGAAGCCGTGCTTGCTCAGTGCTTCGGTCAGCGTGTTGACTACGTTCCCGATTGATGAGTACCGAGACTTGTACTGCTTGTTCTCCATATCCTTGATGATCGTTGGCGCAGTCGCCTTGAAGGCGGCCTTCGCCTCAATGAATGCGCGGCGCGCCTGCTCGGCCTGCACTTTCTGGAAGAAGTCGAATGCCTGATTTGCCCGCTCCACCGATGCGTTCGGATCGGTCATGATCCGCTCGATCATCGAGAGCACGTTGGCCGTCGCATTTGCCGGCGCGGACACGCTCGTCTCGGAGCGTGTTGCAACCGCTGTTGAGCCCGGCCCTTCCGCCTCGGGCACGTCGATTATTTCTGCAAGATTTGACATTGCTTAAGCTCCCATCAACAAGTCGCGGATGTTGGCGAGAAGAACGCGCGCCGCTTCACCTTCGCGCCGAAGCGTTTGGATGGCTTCCGACATCACTTCCCCTCCTGCTCAGCCTGCTCTGCAATCGCCAGAACGGCTTTCTATGCTTATCCGGTTTGAACATACGGCCTCTAGGGGTTGATCAGTCATGATGGCTTGCCATCGTCGGATGTTTCCACGTCCCTTCGTAAAGCCCGTCATAGGTCGGGCCTTCGCCGTTGGTTCCAATGCCGAGCAACGAACGGAAAGCGTTGAACGGGTAGAAGCGGCGATTGAACCGGAACGTGAACTCATTGAGGTAGGCTTGAAGGTGCTGTGGTTCGACGCGCCCGTGATGCGTCCCTTGCAGCCACGCCTTGAGGTTCGAAAACACAAGGTGGACGATCGGCAGGTATTCTTCCGCCACGGCCGGGTCGTTCGCCTCGACAACCGGCAGGTGGTCGTATCCGAGCGCCTTGAGTCCATTGTAACCGCCCCAAGCGTCCGTGATGACCATTGCGCCCGGCTCGACGGCCTGTTGCACAAAGGCGGTCAACGACTTAGCGCCGCGCGTCGGGACGATTTCCAGTCGAAGGCGACCGGCATAGCGACCGCCGCGCCGGGTAGGCTTGTCACCCTTCTTCGGCGGCCGGGTGCGGACCTCGACGGCGGCCATAACCAGCGTCTTTTCATCGGCATGGACGCCCTTGCCTTGGCCCCGCGTCACGCCGCCGATGTATGTCTCGTCAATCTCGACGTGATCGTTGCGGCCAAGGTTGCCGCCGATACGGTCGCGACCCTGCCGGACCATGCCCGCGCGCAGCTTGTGCAGGATTTGGAAAGCCGTCTCGTACCGGCTGAGGCCAAGCTGGCGTTGGAACTGCACGGCCGACATGCCCGGCGTCATGCTCGAAACGAGATAGGCAGCCCAAAACCACACCGTCAGCGGCGAGTGCGTCCGCTGCATCACGGTATCGACCGTGAGGGACGTTTGCTTGCGGCAGGCCCGGCACGTCAACACGCTGGTGCGCGTGGCCATGCGAAACGGCTCACCTTTTTCCCCGCAGTGCGGACAGACAAAGCCTTTCGGCCACTTCGCGCCCTCAAGATAGCGGGCGCACGCGGCGTCATCCGGGAAAAGTTTCTGAAAATCCCTGAGGGATTTGGGGAACGGCAGGTGTTCCCATTGGAGAACGTCGGCGTGCGGGGGCATTTAAGCGTCCCCCCCGTTTCGGCGCACAGACCCGCCAGTCCAGCCACGCTCCTTGCGCTGAGCCTCCGTTCGTTCGGCCGTGGGTCGCAGCAGGTCGAGCCCGGCGCCGTCAATAACGGTGACTTCGCTCGCCCCAAGGGGGATCAGGCCTTCGTTCGGCCAATCCGCTATCCGGCCGTCAATATCAATGCTGTGCGCCGCCCAGAAGCGACCCCCGGCGTGCTTGGTTTCCGGGCTCCATTCCCAATGGACGATAAGGAGTTTTGTGCCGTTCATGGCTCAGCCCTCCTTTCTGAGCTGGTAGTAGGTCGAAACCGACGTGTTGTGGTCGCAGATGGTCAGGAACGTGTCCTTGATCTCGTAAAAAGTGGCCAAACCGATCCCGCGAACGACACGGCCTTCCTTGAGCAGCCGGTAAGCGAACTGTTCCCGGCCGGTGTAGCTGTTGCGCTCAAGGCGGCACACGAAGCGCCCGCCGTCAGCCAGAACATCGAGGGCCTTCTGAGCGCGGGCGGAAAGCTTGGGAAGGTTTGTGTTCATGACCATGTCCTCCGTTTCGATGGTCAGATACTAGCAGAGGGGGCTGTATGTGTCAACCGGATAAGCATGCGGCTTTCAACTGGTCGATCACGAACGCGGCGCCGTGGTTCTCGATAAGTTGCTTCACGCCTTCGTTCAGCCAATCCACGTCGCGCCTTCTGACGGTCGATTGGCTGAACCAGCTCGACCAAGGCTTTGAACGGTCCAGCGCCGGCAGATCGACCGGGCGGTTCCGGAACGTGAAGCCGTGCCGCTCCAGACGGAGGCTTTGAAGAATGGTGGCCGGAATGACAGTCGTGTCGGACATGGCCCACCCCTCACGCCAGAACCGGAATGGGAACGCGGCCGCGCATCGACGTGACCAGACCGACAAGCAACTTCTGGATTTTCTTCGCCTTCGTGGCCGAGGCGGAGGCCGAGGAATGCAGCACCCACGGGTCGCTCAGCTTGTCCGTCGCGACGGCGCAATAGCGGACATCGAGGAAGCTCAGGACACACTGCGGAACCTTGCCCATCGCCACCGTGAGGCTGTCCTGATCGACGGCGTAGGCCGGAGCCGTGTCGCTCAGATCGCGCCAGACCTCGACGAACGTGCGCGCCGCATCGGTCGGCTTGAACACCATCGTGCCTGAGCGCGTGCCGAAACGGACGCCTCCGCCGCGCCGCCATTTGGTGCGCAGATAGAACCCGACATCGCCCGAGATGTGCGCAAGTTCACGCAGACGCTCTGCCGAGCGCACCTCGCAATCCACGTCGAGGAAGACGATGACCTTGTCCGGGTGGCGGTCCATCGCTTTCAAGACTTCACCGGCCTTGAGCATCGTGATTTGCTCCCAGCCGTGCGGCGGCTTCTCCACCTCGACGAAATCGTGCGGGAGACCCAACGCGTCGAGGTTCTCAAAGAGCTTGTCGGCCCAGACCCGGTAATCGGGCGTGTACCAGCCACAGACGATCATCTCGGTCATTCGCCGTCCTCGCCGCGATAGAGGTCAATGAAATGCTCTGGCACGATCCAGAACGGACCGAGAGCCACGATGGCGAGAACCGCCCAAGCCAGCAGACTGAGGATCGTAGCCAGCATCACAGCACCACCGGGGAATAGGGACGCTCCTGCGGGAGGAAGCTGTTCTCGAAGGCGATCTTGTCCGCATAAGCGGTCTCGATCAGGTCCTTGAGCGCGAAGAACTCGCCTTTGGCTTCGCCCTTTGAGCGCCAGTCGTAGCGGGTGTAGACCGGTGCCGAACTCGGCGCATCGTCATGGCGGTCCACGACGATCTCATCGACGCACCACGTGCAATCGACCGGATCGATCTCGAACTGAACCGTGCCTTCGATCTCAATCGGGAGACCGGCAACGGTGCGGGTGATTTCAAAGTCGAATTGCATGGCCGTCACTCCGCTGCTGTCTGCTGGCGCTGCGCCGCGATCTCGAAATGAGCCAGTGCCGTCACATCGCCGGTTTCATCGAAGCGCTTGAGGGCATCCGCAGCGAGGGCCGCAAGGCGCTTCGGGTTCCCCTTGCTTTGCGCCGCGATCCGCGCATCCATCTTGGCGCGCACATCGAGAAGGACGCGCTGCAGCGGGGCGGAGATGTGCTCGAACGTGCTCGGCATCTCGACGATGTTGCTCACAGCACCACCTCGCTCAGACCGGCCGCGCGCCGCGCCGCATTCATCTTGGAAAAGAGATCGCCAGCCTCGATGAAGCGGTGATCCGCTCTCACATCCACGTCGGCAAACACAGACGGGGGACGACGGGTCACAACGCCGTGGCGGCCGCTGTAAAGGGTGTCAGATCGGGGCATGGCGTTACGCCGCCTCCGTCACGGAGGCCGGAGCCTCGATGAGCGCGTTAAGCTCGCACAGGGCGTCGGTAACGTGGCTCGGCAGGTCGAACAGCGAGAGCCGGATCGGCTCATTGCGCGTCCAAATGGTGATGCTGATGCAGTTCCGGGTCTCCGGCGTGTGGAGACCAACCTCGATCCCAGTGCAGTTAAAAGCAGATATGTCCATCGACGATCTCTCCAGATCAGGCCCCGGACGAAGGCCCCTCAAAGGGCCTCGAGTAGGGGGCGGACATTCGTCCGGGGCTCCCCGCTTGCAGCGCTCACCGAAACCGACGAGGGAGGAAACGTCGCGCTCCGGTGATGTTTTGACTTTGCGATAATCGCAAAGAGATGTCAACGACAAATTTGCGAAAATCGCAAAGCGGGTCCGCTGTTGCAATCCGGCGACGCTTGGCCGCAGAGTGGTAGTTGCTACCAGTCAGTTGAAAGATTGTTCGTGGGGGAAGGGATGAAGGACCGGATATTCGACGCGATGGCCTTCGCAATCATCGCGCTTCCGCTGTTCGTGATTCTAGCGGCTACGACACGCGGCTGGGTTGAACTGGCGGCGCTGGGAACGGCTCTTTGGGCCCTCTACAGGGCCGATAACGCGCATAAAGAGGTCAGGACGCTTCGAGGGTCTATCGAGATACTGAAAGAGAGGTTGGATAGGGCCCCGGCCAGTCAGGGCCCACCCAAATTACCGAGTCAAACTTGAGGATTTGGCCGGAACGACCCGACGTAGAATCCCTTGATCGTCAGCTTTTCATTCTTGTGGAAAAGCGGGTAGGGAATCGGTGTCTGCCACTCCGGGTCATCACTTTCTGGCCAAAGTGTGACTTGCCCCGCATCATCCACACGTACACGTCGTATTGTATGCTCAATCAAGTTTTTGCGGGTGTCCAAGCGCTCGACGTGAACGATGTCCCCATCGAGCGGCTCGGCCCGGAAAGCCTTAAACGGCGCAAATACGACATATTCGCCATGATGAAATATTTTATTGAAATCAGTCCCTTCTACTCGCAGAGAGTACTGCTCAATAAATTTGAACTTCGGCTCCATGCGACGCGGGACAGGTGCTGCGTCCGTAGTCATTCTTGCCCCCGGATCTAACCATCGTCCCGCTGCGGCAATAGATTTCACCGGGGCGATGTGGCCTACGTTAGCGGATGGCGCAACCTGCACTAGACTTTTTTGAGCAGGTGGCGGGGTCTTCAGGGCTTCGGCAAGCTCGTCGATTTCATATTCTTTGAGCCGCCTCTCCCCCTTCAGCACTTTGGACAGCGAGCCCTCCGGAAGTCCGAGCTGCTTTTGGAGGGCTACCTGGCTCACGCCGGCGCCCTGCAGCGCCTGCTGAAGCCACGCCCTCACCTCCGCATCCCATTTCTTTTGCCGGTCCCTCATCGGTCACCCTCCGATTTCGGGACTGGCTATCAACTAACCCGGAAGCTTTCGCAACTAGCAAAACACACGGTTGGCTTTGCGACTTTCGCAAAATGCATCTTGACACAGCTTTGCGATAATCGCAAGATGGGGGCATGAGCGATTTCCTTGAACCAGCACGAACTGTGATCGCGAAGCTTGGCGGCGGGGATGTCCATGAGGGCATCAAGGTCGCGGCGGAAGCGGCTCATGTCCATCCGACCCGCGTCTATCGTTGGATGAAGTCCGAGGCGTCAGGCGGGACGGGCGGGCGAATACCGGGAAAGCGGCACGAGCTGATTTTGGCTTGGGCGCGCAAGAAGGGCATCGCCCTTAAGCCCGATGACTTCTTTCTACGTGGTGGCCGTGTCCGCCCTACGCAGCGAGCCGATGAGGCTCGCACCCTGCGTCGTGTTGCCTAGGGCCTCACCTGTTTCGTCCTTCCGCGTAGCGTCTCAGTAGCCAGATCACCTGCTCGTTTCGCGTTCCCCAATGAAGCGGGCGGGTGATCGTCCTGTTGAGTTCCCGTCGTTAGCGTTGGTGCGATTGGTACCTGACAATCGAGGTCTGCTGAGCGGAACCGACCGCAAGAGAGCAGTCTAGAGAGTTGGGTTCGGGAAATGGTTGCGCACCAAGCCGAGCTTGGTGGCCCCGCCGGGAATGATCATCCGGCTAGCCGGTCGCACCAACGCTGCCGATGGCAGCTTTAGCCCCTACGGGCGTTTCCTCCCTTGACTTGGGCCGCCGCTCATCGAGTGGCGGTCCCCTTTAGGGCACACGGCAGATGGCCAACGAACACAAGATGCCGACCCGGTACCAGCGCTTCGATGCCAAGCAGGTTCTGCTGCACAGGCTCCGCATCCGCGAGGATCGTGTCGCCATTCCGATCAAGGTCGTCATGCAGGTTCTCAACCGGGGAGGCGGCGGTGAGCGCACGGCAGACCCCCGATAAATTCCGGTATTTGCGGCAGCGCGTTCTCGAGCTGTCGCGTCACGGCATGGACTACGAGGCCATTTCAGAGCGCCTGGGATGCCCGATTCACTACGTCCGCCAGACGTGCTCCGGCGCGCGGCGCATGAAGGTCAAGCGCGTCTGCATCGCCTGGACCGATGAGATGATCGCCACCCTGGAGACGGAGTGGAAAGCCGGTCTGACGGCGACGGAGATCGGGCGGACACTTGGTCTTTCGCGGTGTGCGGTTCTCGGCAAGGTTCACCGGCTCGGGTTGATGGGCCGGACGGCAACGACGCGCGGACGGTCGGTCGTCCAGCCGAAGAAGAAGCGGAATCCCGCGGCCAGGCCCGCGATGGCGCGCGACGCTGAGATGCCGAGACTGCGGCCGCTTCCGGCCGCCGAGCCATATATCGAGCTTCCGACCAACGAGATTCCGACGCGCACCATTCTGACGATCGAGCGCGGGGAGTGCCGCTATCCGATCGGGGATCCGCGCACGGCCAGTTTTGGCCTGTGCGGGCATGAGGCAATTCCGGGTCAGCCATACTGTCTCGGTCATGCCAAGCGGTGCTTCACGATTCCCGAGGTGGCGAACAAGGGGCTCGAAGTGGCTGCCAAGTTCATCGGAGCCAAGACGGGCGTCGTTATCGAGAAGGAGGACGCATGAGTCTCGATTACGACGCCTCCGACAACTCGGCCAAGTGTTACGAACTCGCGATCAAAACGCTGCGCGTTCGCCACGAACTTCTTCTCGCTGCGAAAGAGGCCGCGGTGCTGATTGCTGACATGGCCAAGGCGGCCGGGGTTTCTCCGCGCGGCCCCGGCTTCGACCGGCTGATGGCGGCCATCGAGGCCTTTGAGGAATTTGAGGCCAAGAACTACGGGGAGGACGCCTGATGTTCAGCGGCCTTCGATCCCTGTTCCATCGCGACGAGATACAGCCGGCTGTCTGCCGGCAGGTTATCGACACCGTACCGGCTCCATACCGACCCGTCGTCGATGGGCGTAAACGTGGAGCCGGTACGGCACCACTTGCCAAACCCATGACACCGAAACGGAGCCGGTCCCGTACCGGTACGGAGTCACTAGCGAAGCCGCGAGCCAATCTCCGGCATCTCGAGCACCACAGTGCACCAGAGCACGCCAGACGCCTTCTGGACTGGGTGGAGCGCAACGTCGGGTCTGCATCGGGCTACATCCTATATGACGCCATGCGCGAGTATTACGCCGAGATGTTGATTGAGGCGGGGTGGCACGCACGCGGCTGGCAGTGGGTGGCTCGAGAATTCGACCTGCTCACAACAGGTGGTCAGAAGCCCTACGTCTGGGTCCGTGATGCGTATGGCCGACAGCACAAGCTGCGCTGCTATCCGTTCCGGTGTCGTAGCGGGTATGGAGCCGATACGGAGCCACTTCCGGAACGGAGGGTCGCATGACTCGCACGCTCCGTTGTCTCGGATTCCTTGTCATCGGCTATTCCATCTCGGTCATGTGGATGCCGGAAGCCTGGCGCGACCGGCGCAGCGACGCACAGCGCTGGCACGATGCGGCACAGACCTATCTCGTCAGGAACGGCTACCGCACCATCGCCATCACCGAGGCGGAGGCCGAGCGCTGCAAGCCCTATGCGCGAGGCCGGAATGTCGTCTGCTTCACCTATGAGGCGGAGAAAGGTGGGGAGGTTTATGCGGGTGTGCTCCTCGGCGTCCGTCAATCCCATACATATGAGAGTTGAGGATTCGCCATGCTCACGTACAGCCAGGCCCGAGCGCTTGAATTTATCGAATCCGAGATGGAACGAACCGGCGGCGTTGCGCCCACGCTTTCAGAGATTGCGATGGCCCTGAATTACAAAGGCAAAAGCGGTGCGGCGCGCGTTGTCGAGGAATTGGAACGCCGGGGTTTTATCAGTCGCATTTACCGCCGTGACCGATCCATTGCCATAATTCGTTCACGGCCTGGCTCTTTTTCACGTGAAAAACTGGTGGCTTTCAAATTCGACGACAAACGCAAAATTCTTGTGCCCCTTGCCGATTACAGGGCGCAAAAAGATGGTGAGACAGGTATACTGGGAGATCTGAAAACAGCGCCATAAATGGAAAGAGCCGCCATTGCGGGGCGGCTCGATCCTGAGATGTGAAAGACTGTTGGTCTTTTATTCGAGAGTCGCGGTTTTCTGGACTGCCAGGTCGGGAAGGCCGCGGGATGAATGAACGGAGTGGTACTCCATAACAAATGTGCACGCGATGCTTATAGCCAACTCGACAGAAAATCGCAAGAGAATCTTGCGCCGCAGATGTGGATTGGCCCTTGGGTACAGGGGGACTCCATGCTGATGGGACTCCCTCGTAACGATGGCCGGGATGCGACGGATCTCACCCGCGAACCGCCGCACAACATTCGTGCCGAGCAGGTGATTCTCGGTGCCATTCTGTTGAATAACAGCGCTCTGGAGGGCGTCTCAGAGCTTCTCTCGGGCGACGACTTCTTTGACCCGCTGCACCGTAAAATCTACGAAATTTCAGTACGCCTTATCGAGAAAGGGCTGCTGGCCAGTCCCGTGACGCTAAAAACGGCGTTCGATGCGGCCGATGAGATATCGCCGGGTATTTCCATTCCGATTTATCTCACCCGTTTGACGGGAGCCGCCATTGGCGCCGGGGATGCAAAGGAATATGCCCGGCTTGTCCGAGATCTGTCTGTGAGACGGCATCTGATTGTGATCGGAGAAGACCTCATCAACGTCGCATTCGATGCGACGATCGATTGTGCGCCATCGGTCATCATCGAGGAAACGGAAGGCGAATTATTCGCACTGGCCGAGGCGGGCTCTACGGGCTCGATGGTGACATTTTCAGAAGCCGTCGGGGAGGCTATCAAAGAGGCGAATGAGGCGTATCAGAAGAGCGGCCATCTTGCCGGCCATGCCACCGGATTAACGGACCTGGATCACAAGCTGGGAGGGCTCCAGAAATCCAACCTGATCATCCTTGCCGGCCGCCCGAGCATGGGAAAGACGGCGCTTGCAACCAATATCGCTTGGAACGTCGCCAGATCGGGGAAGCCCGTACTGTTTTTTTCCTTGGAGATGTCCAAGTCGGAACTCGCGATGCGGTTGATGGCATCGGAGATCGAGATCTCGAGCGAGAAGCTTCGGCGCGGCATGGTCAACGAAGTTGAGCTCCGGCAGTTGATCGATCATGGGGCGGTCGTGCGCGAGACGCCGTTACATATCGATGACCGGGGTGGCATCAGCATTGCCCAGCTTTGTGCCCGGGCACGACGGGCCAAGCGCCGTCATGGCGTTGAATTGCTTGTGGTTGATTACCTGCAACTCCTGTCCGGGTCTAAGCGATCCAAGGATGGTCGGACCCAGGAAGTCTCAGAGATCACGGTTGCACTGAAAGCGCTGGCGAAAGAACTCAACGTTCCGATCATCGCGCTCTCGCAGCTTTCACGGCAGGTGGAGCAGCGCACCGACAAGCGGCCTCAGCTTTCGGATCTTCGCGAGTCCGGCTCGATCGAGCAGGACGCCGACGTCGTGATGTTCGTCTACCGTGAGGAGTACTACCTGGAGCGACTGCAGCCGGCTGAGGACGAGGTTGAGAAATTCGCGGAGTGGTTCCGGAAGATGCAGAAGGCCGCGGGCAAGGCGGAAGTGATTATCGGCAAGCAGCGCCACGGGTCTGTCGGCATCGTGCCTGTCGCATTCAGTGCTCATCTCACGCGATTTTCAACGCTCGCACGGGAATACCAGATGCCGGAGCGTTACGAATGAACCGGCGATCTAACGAGCTTCGTATGTCGTTTGCGGAGTGGTTCTTCCGTCTCTGTCAAGCCAACGTGCCATACCAGGCTCGAGGATTGGCTGTCTGCGCCGTTCTCTACAAGGTGCCGACGAACGACGAACTTGCCAGCCTCTCCGGCATGGACATGAAGGGGATCGCAGATAAGACGTACAACCGCTGGAAGAAACAACTCAGGGATGATGGATGGGTCATCGTCAAGAGTACCACGACAGGTCGCCTCACGACGATCGAAGTGACCCCGGCCTATCAGGAATGTCCCGTAACTTTTACGGACGTGAGGCCGAAAGATGTCCGTAAATTTTACGACCGGTCCGCCCGTAAAAATTACGACTGGGATGTAGAAATTACGGATGAACAACGTTCTTCAGCCGTAGAAGTTACGGTCGAACAACCGTCGCCGTCCGTAGAAATTACGGGCGAAAGGGGGCGAGAGACCGAAAAACAGGGCTCAACCGTAAAAGTTACGGCTGAAACGCCTTCAACCGTAATTTTTACGGACGAAACCGCCTCGCGCGCGCCCGCGTATAGTATCCCTTCGGGATTAGTTATACCTAGTAGTAGTTCTGTTGAGCTAGAGGATAGGTCTCACCTAGATAACATACGTTTGCACACTTCAGCGAAAACCGCGAAGCGCGCAACGCCAAGACCCAAGCCGACTGCCGAGCAGTTCGCGAAATTCTGGGAAGCCTACCCGAAGCGCGTAGGCAAGCCGAAAACCCTTGAGAAGTTCAACCAGCTTACGCCGGAGGAGGCCGACCTCGCCATCGAAGGCGCGAAAGCCTACGCGGCTGAATGCCGGGCCGAGGGCACCGAGAAGCAGTTCATAAAATGGCCCCAGGGATGGCTTGGAGAGCGCCGTTTCGAGGACTACGACCCGAGTAACCCGCCGTCGATTTCCAACGATCACCTCGTTGGCCCGGACGGCGAGAAGTGGGGCTGGTGGCGCGGCAAGGAAGCGACCTTGCGCGCCCTTCCGGTGGACCGTTGGCGGGCCGCGATCGTCAAACTGAACCCGAACGGCACATGGCCGTGGTGGAAGCTGGCTGCTCCACCTGGCGATCCCGAGTGCCTCGTTCCCGAGGCTTTGCTGAATGAATTTGGATACGTGGAAATTTACAAAGGACGGGTGAGCCATGAGTGATGATGAAGCCGATACTGTGAGTGCAGAATCAATTTGTGGGCGTATAGACTCCGCTGGATACGCGGCGCACGATGCCGCTCAAAAGTTTGCGCAGTACTACACCAACCTGAGAGTCTGCGCGCTGTCGTTGAACGGCGAAATACCCAATCGGATTCTGAGACTTCCGTCGTGCAATTCCAAGAAGTCATCCGGACACGTCATCCAGTTTATTCAACGCAACCGAGCGATTGCGGAGGTCGCATAATGACCCTCACCCAACTCTCCGACGACCTCGACCAGCTCATAGCCGACGCTGAAAATGAATCTCATCGTCGTGTTGAAGCGGTCGAGAGGTTTCAGGAGATCATCAAGGCGGAAGAGAGGGCCTACAAGGCCGTCTACGATCTTCTCGGGCTGGCACAGAGATGCAGGCTGAGATTGGCCGAAGAGATCGTCGGAACGTATCCGCTGATTGCGTCCTCGCCTCTGTCTCTTGGAAGCGAGCACTACGATGCGCTTGAGGATGAGAGCTTCGACAGGATGGACGACGAACGAACACGACAGATTGCTGAGCAGATCATGCAGATCAAGAATGGTTCATACGACCGAAGTGCAGCCAACTGATGCTGGTGCGGTCATCGAAGCGTTGGGGTGCAAGCCAGTGAACCGCGCATCCGCCATTGAACTCGCGAAGTCCATCCGCATGACAATCACAAAGCATCAGGAGTTTCACGCCTGCACAAACGATGAGGTGATCTGCGCCCTCATAGGGGTGGCAAAGAGCCGGATCGATCAGATCGACGACGACGAGCACCGGGAGAATATCACGACGTACTCACTCGAGGCGTTGCGCGGCGGGGAAGTGGGAAAGCATTGATGGGCACTCTGAAGAGCCTGGTTCAGATCAAGGAAGCGCACCAGCGGATGTTGGCGGAAGGCCGCCTGACCAACTATGCGCCGGTCCGCAAGGTGCAAGCCCCGCAGAAGCTCGTCAGGACGTGGCAGGACGGCAAGCAGCGGAATCTTCTGCCTCAGCTCGCCAACCCCACGGACCCCACGCCAGAGCGCGTCCTGAAGGCTTCTGAGGGCATTGACGGCGTCCTCATGGGACGAGGGGAGCGCGTCGGCCAGAGGCAATACCGCGTCCGTCACCCGGTGGACTCCTACAAGGACCATTTCGACTTCGCCAATCAGCGGGCCCTAGAATCCATGATCGCGGATTCGGAATATGCAACCCGAGTGAATGTCACGGCGAACTACGAGCGGGAAGGCATCCGGACAACGCCGGGCACGCGTATGGGCGGGCTTGGCAATGTCGCGGACGCGCTGCGAACGGCTCATGCGCGGTTCTACTGGGTGTACGACAGATTGCCCTCGGGGCTTCAAGCTACGCTGAAGGCTCTCGTCCTGCAGGAACGTACGAACGACGGCACGGTGCTGTCGATGGAAGGCTTCGGCGCGCGGCTGTTCCCCGAGATCAAGGACCGGGCCACACGCAAGGGCATCTCGCTGGGCGCCTTGTGGGCTTTGTCGGAGCAGCTCGTTCAGCTTCGGAGAATGTGTCCGTTCCGGAACACGGAGGAGCATGAAGCGGTGAAGGGAAGTGATGTTTCAAGAGACGCCATCGCGAGAGGGCCGCGGTGATGACACGGAACGATGACCGCACCGACGATAGCCCAAACTCAACGGGAGCATGAAACCAAAATGCGCACCATCATTCTCATTATCGCCCTGAGTCTGTGTGCGTTCCTCATGAAACCTGTTCCGTCGCAGGCCGGAAGCTACTGGTACGACGGCCACTTCCACAAGATCAAGAAACACACCTACCGGAAGAAGAAACGCCACCACAGGACGTCACGCAAGCCCGTGGAGCGCGACAGAGACCCGGACGCGGATTGGCACTGCATAGACACCCAACGCGGCGTTGGCACGCAATGGGCGAACCAGGGAGGCGCTGAGGAAGCGGCTCGCAAGGACTGGATGGAAACCGTCCGCTTTGATTATGGCGAGAAGTACATGGATATCACTTTTGCCAAGGACTACCGGCACAGGTGCTCGAGGTCTTCGGTGGGCGAAGTGGCGGGAAATGTTCTCTACCGGTGCGAGGTGAAGGCGCGCCCCTGCAAAGCGCCCATGAGCGCGGGGAACAGCAGATGAGCGCCGGCCACATCATCCGCATAGGCAACATCAGGGTCGGCAAGAACGGCAAGGTCGAGGTGTTCAAGAAGTACCGGAGCCTTTCCGACAGGATCGCGGCGCGGAAGTCGACGAAGGTGAAGGTGGCGAAGAAGGTGGCAGGAGGCGGAAGATGAGCGACGTCCCGCAGGTAACGCTCTCGGACTACATCCTGGCTCAGATCGACGCCGGAGCAACTGTCTCGGTCCGTCTTGGCCGCGAAAAGAACGGCAATGCGGCCTCTCTGATGACGTGGAGCGACAGAACTTCCGGAACGTACTTCTGGAGAGTGGAGGGAAACACCACAAAGCTCATGGGGTTCATGGGTGAAAATGAGCTGGATTAGGGAAGGTGAGATGATAGAGGTCGAGTGCCCGGGATTCCATCGGGCGAGCAAGTTGCTGCTGGGGCCGGTTTGCGGTAAATAATTTTTACACAGCCAAACTTAGTGTAAAATCTGCTTTACAAACCAAGACCAGACATCTCGATCGATATCGAGCAGTTCTACGCTGATCCAATAGTGGGAATGAGCAGCTATCGATGCGGTGGCTATCTCGGATCATAACAAGAATGGCGCGGCGCAGCGTATTGGCGTCGCTGAGAACGGCATCTAACGAGAAGCTGGTACGACATTACAACAATCTGCTTTTGGCGTATCGAGAAACAGACGACTACATTTGCCAAGCGCTCATCGTTGAGACGCAAATGGGGGTTGCTGAGGAACTGCTGCGGCGGGGGATCGAGACACCAATGGCCTCCGCGATGCGAACGCCGGATTAATTCTGCAAATACCCTCTTGAAATTTCAGAGTGATTCGTGTATCAAAAAACTATTGGTCACGGGTGTCCGCAATGGGCGCCCGTTTTTCATTTCCGGCACGATAAGCCGTTGAAACGACTTGTAATTCACCGCGACACAGATCACACGCCTTCAAATCGCAATCGATGCAAATCAGGCGGTCCGAGGTCTCGTGATTCGCGGTGAACCTCAGACGGATTACCGTCTTCTCCGCAAAAACCGGAAGCAACACGGTAATCCCAATACCGGCAGGGGTTTAGTGCGCGCGTTCTCTCTTTGAGGGAGGTATCCTGCATGGACAATCTGCCAAGGCTTCTGAAGGTGCTTGTCCGCCTGGAATTCCTTACGGAGTTCGAGTGGCGGCAATTGATTCCTCCCGAGGCCACGCCGGGGTAGAGAGGTCCAACCGCCTTGCAGGCGGTTCAGGTGCGCCAAGGAGGGCGAGGTGGTCCAGGCTGCCTCGCCCTTGATCGTTTGGAGACCAACGACAAGGTCAAAGGCCATGCCCCACTGGCGTCATCGCGACGAGAGTCTAGCCCGGCTCATCGACCCTTTCGAGGATAACGAGATGCCGGAGCCGGACAACATCTACTGGTGGACCCGGATCATCGCCAAGGCGGCGGGATGGATCGCAGCGATGTGTGTCGGAGCCCTGTTTACACTTCTGGTCGTGGGGCTGGCATGAGCGCGGACATTCGCTCGATCAATGCGATCCGTGCCGAACGGGACGGTGACAACACCCTTCTGAGCCCGGTGGAGTGCCTCGAGGATGTCGTGAGCGACATCAAAACAGGCAAGTGTCCCTGCACCAAAGTCCTCGTCCTGACGCTAGACAGGGGCGAGGATGGTGAATCCTACGGTGTGAGGTTCTTTGCCTCGAAACTCTCGTGCTCCGAGATGCTGGCGCTTCTCGAGGTGAGTAAGGCCCGCATTCTCTCATACATGGATGTGACGTGAGCGGCGAAGCGATTAGTACGGACGAGCAATAACCACGAAAGGAAATACAACTCATGGCACGGGCAAGAAAGGCCAAGCCATTGGGAGCATTGTTCATGCTGCTGGTTATGGGGCGACCATGAGCAACCAGTCCGGTATTCACGCCGCCATCCGCACCCAGCACTCACAGCGCTACAGCTACGGGGAAGACTGGTCGGCCCTGTTCGATCAGGATGGAGTGCCCTCCGGCGACTGGAACGGCCGCCTTCTCTACTGGATCAACGCCAAGCTCAGCTCGAGCTACCCGGACCTTGCCGGAGCCATGCAAGCCTTCGCTGAAAGCCAGGGCTTCAACAACTGGGCGAGCATGAACACGATCGTGTTTGAGTAAAGCGTTCCTACAACTTGAGACTATCGCGCAGCCCATAGTGGGAGGCGGTCGGGTCTCGGAAAGTAGATAAAACTAGATGGCAAAGGGAAAGAAGACGGGAGGGCGCGTCGCAGGCGTCCCCAACAAGGCGACAGCCGAGATCAAGGCACTGGCTCAGGCTCACGCTGCAGTGGCGATCAAGGAACTGGCACGGCTTGCTGTCGAGGCTCAGAGCGAGCAGGCCCGGGTGGCAGCCATCAAGGAGCTTCTAGATCGCGGCTACGGCAAGTCGGCACAGGCAGTGACAGGCGAGGGCGGAGAGGGAGCGGTCCAACTCCACCACACGGTCAAGTTCGCAATTGTCGATCCTCAACGTTGATGTCCCGCGCAAGCTTGCCCCTCTACTCCAGCCGGCGAGATACAAGGGCGCACATGGCGGTCGCGGAGGGGCAAAGAGCCACTTCTTTGCCGAGCAGCTTGTCCTTAGATGCTACGCCGACACGACAAAAGCCGTCTGCATCCGTGAGGTGCAGGAGAGCATCAAGGACTCGGTCAAGACGCTGATCGAGCAGAAAATACAGAAGTTCAACCTGGGGAATTTCTTTCAGGTTCTGGGCACCGAGATCAGGGGCGCGAACGGCTCCCTCATTATCTTCAAGGGCATGCAGTCCTACAATGCGGAGAACATCAAATCCCTTGAGGGGTTCGATGTTGCGTGGGTTGAGGAAGCCCAGGCTCTTTCGGATGTGTCACTGCGCATGCTTCGTCCGACGCTTCGCAAGGAAGGCTCGGAGATCTGGTTTTCCTGGAACCCGCGCCACGACACCGATGCGGTAGACAAGTTCCTGAGAGGGCCAAACCGTCCAAAGGACGCCATTGTCGTCGAGGTCAACTGGCCGGACAACCCGTGGTTTCCCGAGGTTCTTCGAAAGGAGAAGGACGAGGACTACGCTGCCGATCCTGAGATGGCAGATCACGTCTGGGGTGGCAACTACGAGATTGTCTCGGAGGGCGCGTACTACGCCCGGCTTCTGGTCGAGGCTGAGAAGTCAGGTCGTGTCGGGCATTTCCCCTACGATCCCAGCAAGCCGGTTATTACGTCGTGGGATCTGGGTGTCGATGATTACACGGCCATCTGGTTCATCCAGGAGGATGGCGTCAGCGCCACGGTGATTGATTACTACGAGTCCTCGGGGGAAGGCTCGGACGCGATCGCGGTGGCTCTTCCTGAGGTGTTTATCCCCCCGGCGCACGATAGCCGCTACATCGGCTGGTCGCGGGAGCAGGCCCTTGCTGATCTGGGCCGGGAGAAACCCTTCAAGTACCGCGAGCACTTCTTCCCCCACGACATCAAGGTCAGGGAGTGGGGTGCGGGTGCCCGGTCCCGGGTCGAGACGGCGATCTCGCTGGGGATGAGAAACATCCGCAAGGGCGCTGCGGCAAACCCGGCTGATCGCATACAGGCGGTGCGGCGCATTTTGCCGGTGATGAGGTTCAACCAGACGGTTCGGGTCATGCTGGGGATGCAGCGCATCCGGCGCTATCGGCGCAAATGGAACGACGCGCTCCAGACCTACACGACACCGGAACGCGACGAGAATACGCACGGTGCTGACGCCCTAGGCGAGTTTGCAATCAACTGCGGCATCTACCCGCCGAAGGTTGAACAGCCTAAGCCTGCGATCAATCCACGCCTGCCTACGCTGAACGAACTCGTCAAAGAGCACGACAACAGACGCAAGTACATCGGGAACAGGATTTAACGCGATGGCATCGACCTGCAAGCTGACAAAGGGCTCTCAGGTGCTTGGCACCGGCTCTGTGACGGGGGCCTCGGCTTCTCTGACTTCGTGGAGCGCGACTGCGGCTCAGATCCCTAAAATCCGGGGACGCTTCGTGTGTGTGGAGATCACGGAGGCCGGCACGCATCTGGCGCGGACGTTTTGGACACGCGTCATCGACGATAACGGTTCGGGCACGCTGACGTTGCGCGATGCCTGCCCGTTCGTTGGAGCCTAACCTACATATGGCACGCAAGAAGGCGGCTCTACCGGATACCCGAGAGGCTGCCGAGGCCAAGGGCGAACCCGCCAAGTTCTGGCATGAAGAACTCCGGGCCGCCGAGAAGCGCGAGCAGTCATGGTACAAGCGGGCAGACCGCGTCGTCGCGCGCTATCGAGACGAGCGGGAGAGGGAAGAAAACGGCGAGCGCCGGACCAATATCCTCTGGTCCAATACTGAAACCCTTAAGTCCGCATTGTTTCAGCGCATCGGCAACCCCGACGTTCGCAAGCGCTTTCCGAAGAGGGGCAAGGATGAGAAGGCGGCCCGGACGGCGGCCCTTGTGCTCGAGCGCTCGTTGGCCTGCTGCATTGACGACACCGATGCCCACGATCAGATCGAGGCGGCTGTTGAAGACCACCTCCTGGCGGGTCGCGGCCAGGTATGGATCGTGTATGACGCGGATGTCGTCGAGGAATCCTCTGAGGATGACGCCGAAACGACCGAGGCCGTTGACATCGCCAACCAGTACGTCCGCTCCGAGCATGTGTACTGGAAAGATTACCGCACTTCCGCCGGCAGAAAAGAGTCTGATATCTGGTGGAAGGCCCGCCGGCATCAGTATACCCGCGACGAACTCACGCGATACTTCCCCGTGCATGGCGAGCATGTTCCCCTCGACGCGGAAGTCGATGGTTGCCCGCAGGGCAAGGACACATCGGAATCGTTCAAGCGCGCCAACGTCTGGGAAATCTGGGACAAGGCCAAGAAAGAACGCGTCTACGTCGCGGAGGGGTATCAGTTCGTTCTCAAGAAGGACGACGACCCCTATCGGTTGAAACAGTTCTTCCCGTGCCCGTCTGCGCTCTATGGCGTCAAGACGACATCAACGCTGGTTCCGATTCCCGAATACACGCTCTATCAGGACCAGTGCGAAGAACTCGACGCGATCACGACGCGGCTCAACAGGTTGATCGACGCCCTGAAGCGCCGCGGCGTCTATGACGCTTCGATGGAAGGGCCAGACAATCAGCTTAGTCAGTTGGCCTACGCCGGCGACAACGAGTTCCTTCCTTACAAGGGCTTCGCAGCCCTTATGGAGAAGGGCGGGCTTGCCGGCGTTTTCCAGACCGAAGACCTGAAACCTATCATCGATGTGGTGCAGCAGCTTTACCAGCAGCGCGCTACGCTCATTCAGACAATCTACGAAGTTACGGGCATCTCGGACGTGGTACGCGGCGCCACAAACCCGAACGAGACGGCGACGGCGCAGCGCATCAAGGGGCAGTTTGCGTCTCTGCGCATTACCAGCCGTCAGAGGCGGGTCAATACGTTTATCCGGGACATCTTCCGGCTCAAGGCCGAGATCATGGCCGAGCATTTCACGAGAGACAAGCTCTCGGAGATGACCGGCATCGACATGCCGTTGCAGATGGAGATCGACGGGGCGAAGCAGCAGCTCCAGATGATCGAGCAGCAGGCGCAACAGGCCCAGCAAGCGCAGCAGCAGCCTCAGCAGCCGGGTCAGCAGCCTGCACCCATGCTGGCCTCGCCCGCGCCCCAGCCCGACCCGGAGATGGTCCAGCAGCTTCAGGCGACGGTCAAGGCTGTGGCTTGGGAAGATATTGCGGCCATCCTGCGCTCGGACGACCGGCGGGGCTACAAGGTCGAGATCGAAAGCGAGGACACGGCCCAGGTTGACGAGGATGCGGAGAAGCAGCGCCGTATCGAGCTCCTGACGACCATGCAGCCGGTTTTGCAGAATGCCCTTGTGATGGTCCAGCAGGAGCCTGCGATGCTCCCTCTGGCCAAGGAAACGCTTCTATTCACGATCAAGGGCTTCAAGGTCGGGCGCTCGCTCGAGGAAGCTTTTGAGGACGCGTTTGACGATTTGGCGAACCGGCCGCCGTCACCGCCGAAGCCCGACCCTGAAATGGAGAAGGTCGAGATTGAGAAGCAGCGGGCTCAGGCTGATATCCAGATCAAGCAGCAGTCGGCGCAGGCCGATCTCGAGGCCAAGAAGATCGACCATCAATTGAAGCAGGCCGATCTGCAACTCAAGAGCGTCGAACTTCATGGCAAGCAGGCCGAGATGGCCATGCGCGCCCAGCAGATGGACATGGACTTCCTGTCCGACCAGATGAGCCTGCAGCATCAGGCTGAGAGCCACGAGCGGGAAGCCGAGGCGCACGCCATGAGCATGGAGGGTGCGCGGGCGGCACAGGACCAGAAGGCGGAAGCCGCCAGCGTGGCGCTCGACGGGGCAAAGCAGTCCCAGCAGCAGAAAGCCGCGGCGTCTTCGGTGAAAGCCTCGGGTCCATCGTCGAACGTCATCAGCCTGCCTCAGGCGCAAGCCCCGCAATCGCAGCTTCAGCAGGTGTTGATCGCGCTGGCTCAGGGACAGGCGGAACTGGTGAGGTCGAACGAGATGCTGGTGCGGGCCGTCACGGCTCCCAGAACCACGAAACTCGTCCGGGATCAGCAGGGCCGGTCCATCGGCGCGGTGCAGACCGTGATGAACTTCGATGACGGCCAGATGGCAATGGCGAACTAGGAATCAGCGATGACGATCAAATTCTCGGAAACCGTTCGCAACGCTCGCCTCGACGCAATCGAGACTGCGATAGGTGCGAGTGCCGTTCTCAAGATCAGGACAGGCTCGCCGCCGGCAAGCATCGCAAGCGCGGATTCCGGCGACGTATTGGCGACGGTCAGCCTTCCGTCAGACTGGATGGCGGCTGCAAGCGGGGGAAGCAAGGCCAAGGCTGGAACATGGGAAGACAGTTCAGCCGACGATACCGGGACGGCGGGGCATTTCCGGATTTATGCGAGTGACGGCACGACGCAGCATATACAGGGGACGGTCGGTTTGACTGGAAGTGGCTCCGATATGACTGTTGATAACACGAGTTTTGCCTCAGGGCAGAAGTTCACCGTTACAGCCTTCAGTTTGACGGACGGGAACGCCTGATGGCCCTCATCTTCGCTGATCGCGTCCGGGATACCTCGACAACAACAGGGACCGGAACGATAACGCTTGCCGATTCGGCAATGACGGGGTTTCAGAAGTTTGGTGATGTCTGCGCGAATGGCGACACGGTTCCCTATACCATTGAGATGGGCGGGGAATGGGAAGTCGGGATCGGCACGTACAGCACGTCAGGACCGACGCTCAGCCGGGATACGATCAAGGCGTCGTCGAATGGTGGTTCGGCGGTCAATTTCTCGGCCGGAACCAAGCAAGTTTATCTCTCCGCCATCGCAAGCCATATGGAAGAAAGGGTTGTCGGCCCCGCGAGCGCAACAGACAACACGCTTCCCCGATTTGACGGCACGACGGGGAAAACGCTTCAGGGTAGCGGCGTCACGATTGACGACAGCAACAATGTGGGCGGGATTGTCGCGTTGAGTGCGCGGTCCCTCAACCTCAACAATCCTTCGGGAAACACCGGATTTGAGATTGGCCCGCAGAGCGGCGTTGCTGGTGCTGCATTTATTGATTTCCATACGTCCGCGACACTGCAGGATTACAACGTCCGGCTTTTGGCTACGGGTGATGTGGGTAATGGCCTCGGCACGCTAGCCGTGACGGCCGGAAGCTTCACCTGGGGTGGCAGTCCTCTTCTTGTCGCCAGTGACATCGGCAGCACAGTCCAAGCCTACGACGCCGACACGCTGAAAGCCGATACGTCAGATGACTTGACAGCGGGTTTTACCGCCACGTCCGCCGATCAGGGCACCAAATCCTCGGGCACCTTCACGCCGTCCTTTGCGACCCGCAACGTCCAGCATTGCACGAACGGCGGAGCTTTCACGCTTGGCGAGCCCACGGGCCACGGCTCCCTCGTTCTCGACATCACGAACAACAGTTCAGCTGGCGCGATCACGACCAGTGCATTTGATCTGGTGACCGGCGACGATTTCACGACGACGAACGGGCATAAGTTCCGGTGCTTCATCACGTGCGGAAACATCGGATCGCATCTTCATGTGGTGGCATTCCAATGACGTTTCCTTTTCCGGTGTTTTGCCCGGTGGTTGATGGGGTCGTAACGTCCCTTTCGTATGTAGATGTTATGGAGTTCACGAGCCCGTCGTTTTCAATCCCCGAGGCCGCGCAAGCCGGCGATCTTTGCATCGTGATCTACGCGGCGCTCAATTCGTCATCTGCGCCGACGCCAGTAACGCCAGACGGGTTTGAGGAACTGGCCGAAGGTAGAAGCACTAACCGTCTCGCGCTGTGGCTGTACGGCAAGGTACTCGAGTCAGGGGACTTATCCGAGACGTTTACAGTTGCCTCCGGGTCAACCGGCGTAAGAGGAAAGGTCGTCATATTCAGAGGCGACGTTCCCATTAACTCCATAACGGCGGGTGCGCCGAACGGCGAAGCGACTAGCGGAAATCCAAGCGCGCAGACGATACTTAGCTCGGGCGGGGCGACTCCTATGGTCGTGATAGGTGCCGCGCACGGCCAGGGCAGCGGCGGCGCCCCGTCGCCGTCAGGCACACTGGCTTCTGCAGGCACGGAACTCGACACGGGCAACACCACGCAACGCGCCGTCTATCTCATAATCAACAATGGCGCGCCAGCAGATTACACGTGGGACGTGCAGGATACGGGCGACTACAACGCGCTTGTGAGCAACTATATTTCGGTTTCCTAGATCAGAGGCAGGCGCCCCGTCAATTCAGACCATAACAGCTTCTGCCGGGACGCCCCCGCTCGTTGTGATTGGAAACGCGCGAGGGGACGGTACGGTGTCTGTTTTTGGAACGCTAGTCTCGGGTGGAACAGCAGTTAATGGATCAAACAATACCGCAGTAGGGTATTTCCAAATCCAGACCTCTCCGGCGAATCTGACGTTTGCCATGAACGACAGCGGGGCATTCAACATCATGCAGAGCTTCTATCTGAGCGTAGCATGAGGGGGGAGAATGATTTATCTCGGTGACATAGCCCCCGGCGATACCATTGATCTGAAATTCACGACGGCAGACGCAGACGGTGCGCCGACGGCCCTCACGTCCGTTCTCTTGCTTGGCAACGGTTGGGCCGCGTCGTTTTCCGGAACGCTGGCGTCAAACGGGACGCAGATCACCTATCCCGGAAACTCGAGCATTAGGTCCGTCTACGAAGTACAGAACGGGAGCCCGGCAAACAGAACACTCGACACAGGTTCGTTCTCGTCGCTTCAGAGCTGCTATTTGGCAATCTCTTGATGCTCGGCCTCGGCCCTATCTCATCAGCTCCCGTACCGCGTAATCTTTCCACCATTTCAATGGATCACGTCGGGAAATTCAGTGTTCGTGTTATGTTTGCGTCGGGCAAATCACACGGGCGGGCAGGCCAATGGCACACCCAAAATGGATGACGCTGGCGATAGCCGAGCTAGGCCAGAAAGAGGTCAAGGGCCCGGAGCGGGCCTCCACTTTCCGGAACGTGTCCAGATAGTGACGCATTCCTGCAGGGTTTCTGGCGAACAGGCCGCGGTAAACCTTGGGGACGTCCTTCCCGTATTGGCGTCGGATTAAACCACGCTCAGTAGCCAAAGCAACTCAATAAGCAGGAAGGGGGGCACATGTACGGCACCTCTCCTTATGCCTCAGTACCGTATGCGTCGCTGGGCGAAGTTCAGTTATTCGGTGCCGTAACAGCAACGCTCGACGACGTTGTCCTCACGGCAATGGGCGAAGTTGACATTGCCGCGACTCTTTCGGCAACGCTCGCCAATGTCGCTCTATCGTCAACGGCCGCACTCGATATTGTCGCGTCCCTCAGTTCCACGCTGGATGATGCAACTCTCGTTGCCGCCTTTACGGTGCAGACGGAGGCAGAATCCAGCGTCACGCTTGATGATGTGACGTGTGCTGCAACGGCGGTTGTTGAAACTCGCGCCACCGTCAACGCCACTCTTGAAGATTGCGCACTTCACTTCGATTCCACCATCCGTCTCAACATTGATGCGGATGCTGGCGGGTATCCTGAGCACAAGCCAAAAAAGAAACGCAAGACCCAAAAGGACAAGGAACGGGAACTCGAGAAAATCCTCGATCTCGTTCTTGCTCCGAAGCGCGCCCCGCAGGTCAAGGAAGGCCCGTGGCTTCTGGAACCGATCCCGGAGCCCATCCTTCTTCCTGTCCCCGAGTTCAACCCGCGCATCGTGGCGTTGAACAACGAGGCCGAACGGCTTCGCGCCGAACTCGAACACGCAAGATTCATGCAGGCACAGGAAGAAGCCGACATGGAGCTTCTTCTACTGGCCGGCTTCTAGCACTCGCTCACAATCAGGGAAATTCGCAGCATGGGAAAATACGTTTCCATGTCAGGCCTCGACTTGTCGTTCATGAAGACGAGTCCGAAGGTCAGATCGAAAAAACCAAAGAAGAAGAAAGAGCGCGACTGCCGCTCCGATCTGCCCTTCCCGATGATCATGGCCGACATCAAGCCTTTCGTGTCCCCCATCGACGGCACGGAAATCTCTTCTCGATCCAGCCTGAGAGCCCACGAGCTGAAACACGACGTTCGGCAGTGCGGTGACTTCAAGCCGGGCGAGATCGTCGCGAAAGAGAAGAAGCGCATCGCCAAATCTCTGGAGCAAGCCAAAGGAGCAGAATCCAAATGGATATAGCCGAAGCTGCCAGCGGTCCTGAAAAGGACAATGCGGGCCAGGCCAGCGGGATTGACGACGCGATTACTGCGGCACTCGACGCGTCAGAAGCCCGCGACCTCTCGTCCCTTCTCAAGGGCGATGAGGGAAGTAACTCAAACGAGAGTGCCGGAGACGACGCGACGAGCGAAGATGCCGCTCACGCCGCCGGGACAATCGAGGATACCGGGGAGCCTCAGGCTCTATCCGCGCCCAAGCACTGGCCCGAGGCTGATAAGCAGGCGTTCGCACGACTGCCCAAGGAAGGGCAGGAAATCGCCCTCAAGCTCGCCAAGAACTTGGAAGGCGGTTTCACACGCAAATCTCAGGAATTGAGCGACAAAGGCCGTTTCGCTGACAGCATTCGCGGCCTGTTTGATGACACCACCCGCCAGCAGATTCAGGCTGCCGGAACGGACGAGTTCGGATACATCCGATATCTCCACTCCCTCCAGCAGACGGCATCCCGCGACCCGGTTGGTTATCTCAAATGGGCAATGCAGAGCCTCGGCGTCACGCCTGAAAAGCTCTTTGGTCCTCAGGTGCAGCAGCAGACCGGACAGCCCCAGGGACAGCAGCCAGACCCTCTGGCTGACCTCCTTGTGGACCCGAAGGTCTCGCAACTAGAGGCAAGACTTGCTGCGCTTCAGAACGTCATCGAGACGGAGCAGCGGCAGAAAGCCGAGGCCGAGCGCGCCCGCGTCGTCAACATCACAAACTCGCTGAATACCCAAATCAGGTCATTCCGCGAAGCCTTGGACGATCACGGGCAACTGATGTACCCCCACTTCGATGCTGTCCAAAAGCATATGGGGGCCCTCATGGACACCGATCCCGACCTTGCGCAAATGCAGGACGGGCCGGAAAAGCTCCAGAAGGCCTACGAAATGGCCGTCTGGGCCCGACCGGATTTGCGTCAGAGCTTCATTGAAGCCGAGGCGCAGAAGAAGGTTCAGGAGGCACAGAAGAAGCGTGAGGCAGAACGCGCGAAGAAGGCGACGAGCGTCAAGCCCGCCGCCGGAGTCGTTGCAACACGGCCCAAGGCCAAATCTCTCGACGATGCGATCAACGAAGCGGTTGGCAAGCACGGTCTCTAGGTTTCTGAAACCTTAGAGGAGGCTTAAATGGCCATTCCGAATAGCTCGTATACCGAGCTGATCACGACCACGATCGACAACTACCGCGATGCGTTGGCTGACAATATTTTGAACCACAATCCTCTGCTTGCCCGACTGAACAAGAAGGGCAATGCGGAACCCGTGAGCGGCGGCGTCAAGATTCTCGAAAACTTGATGTATGCCGAGAACGGAACTGGTCGCTGGTACAACGGTTATGAAACGCTCGATGTCGCCGCGTCCGACGTTCTGACCTCTGCCAGCTTCGACTGGAAGCAGTTGAACTGCAACGTCACGATTTCTGGTCTCGAAGAGATTCAGAACTCCGGCAAGCAGGCGATGCACAATCTTCTCAAGTCACGCATCATTGTGGCCGAGAAGACGCTGCAGAACATGGTGGGCGAGGCGCTGTTCTATTCCAACACGGAGCATGGCGGCAAGGCGATCGGCGGCTTGCAGCATCTCGTGGCCGATCTCCCGACCTCGGGTGTTGTTGGCGGCATCGACCGGCAATCCAACACGTGGTGGTCGAACCAGTATTACGATTTTAGCGCGGCGTCCGTAACGGCATCTTCGACCACGATCCAGCACGCGATGAACCTGACCTATCTGAACTGCGTCCGCGGTACGGATAAGCCGGACCTTATCGTCGCTGGTTCGACGTACTTCACGTACTACGAAGAGTCGCTCCAGCCCCAGCAGCGTTTCACGAGTGCGAAAGAGGCGGAGGGTGGCTTCGACTCGTACAAGTACAAGAGTGCTGATGTTGTCTACGACAGCAACTGCGCGGCCACGCGGATGTATCTGCTTGACGAGTCAGCGACCATTCACTGACTCAATGGGCCAGCTGTCGACTAGAGGAGAATAGGACACTTTCTTAAGCCGCTTGATCTCCGCAGCCAGTGCAGCGCGTTCTTCATAAATGTGTTTGCGTTCTGCGATGATCTTTCGGTTGCCGCCTCGAAGGCTATAGAAGTCAATGTGATCCTGTAGCTGCAGCGCCAATTCAACCTGCTCCTTTTTAATCCTCAAATGGGGCTGGATGCTGCGAAGAAACGAGGCTGCAATACGGCTGGCAATTTGCCAATTGAAGACAACCCTGTTTCTGGGATTTCTAAGATCATGGCGGACGCCCCCAAGGGATCCGCCAAAAGTCGCTTGAAGTTCCTCCATGACAGGGCGGTAGGTATTCGCTATCCCGGCGATTACCTGATAGCGGACGTGAGGCGAATTCGGCTTCTGCCAAATAGCAACACGGACAAATCCTTCGCCATCGAATAAGCCAGCGGCATAAGCGTGTTCCAAGTATTAAGCTCCTCTGAGCGATAGACTGAATGGTAGCGAATTCGGGGAAACTCCCATGCCCGGCTCGAAAGAGCGCGGAAGGACAATCCCGAGCCAAGCAAAATCTGAAATCAATAAATCAGATTTGGGCGTGTGTAACGACAAGGTGCTACCCCCGAAAGGGAAGGTATTGTCTGAACTCCACAGGAATGTGGAGAGGCTGGCAGAAATGACCAGCCCGAATTGAAGAATAAGACGAATTCTTCAATTAGGTAACAGATTGCAACACGGATTACATCCATTTCCGCCCCGCTGCGGATCGTAACTTCGTCACGCTGGATCGGAAGTCGGCGGTCAATCAGGACGCGACCGTCGTTCCGCTCCTCTGGATGGGGAACGTGACGTTGTCGAATGCTTCCCTCCAGGGCGTGATCTGCGCTTAAGCATCGAAAGGAGATCAGACAATGGCTTATCACTTTGTCGATGGCCGCATCGGTGCTCAGCCGATTGCGGAGGCGTCGTCCACGAAGCAGCATCCGCTCGGAACGATCGTCCGTGCGGTTGACCCGACGCTTGGCGAGGGTGAGTTCATTTACCTCGCCGGCGTCGCCTCGACGACCGTTGGCTCTGTTGTCACGTATGACGACAGCTTCCAGTCGGCGCTGGCCAGTATCGCGGTAAAAGTGCCGCGTCCTCTGGCTGTCGCCATGTCGGCCAACACGTCGGGCTATGGCTGGTACCAGATCAGCGGTCTTGCCGTTGCGTCGAAGGCTGCGGCCACGTCGTTTGCCAAGGGCGCGGCGCTGGGTGCGACTTCAGGTCTGGCTGTGGCTGCGGCGTCTGGCCTCGTGGTCCAGAACGCGCTTGTCGCGGTCGTGGCGTCCGCCAAGTCGGGCGTGACGACGGTCAAGGTTATGGTCAACCGTCCCGCCGGGCCGGTGACCTAAGAGCACAAGACGAGGGGCGGCCATGTGCTGCCCCTCGGCTGTTTTACAAAAGGAGAGTTCATGGCCGCGCCACTCAAAGAAATCGTGCAGATGGAGTATCAGAATCCGCACGCGGCGCGACCGTTGTTTCTGCCCGTCCTCGTTATCTCCAACACCAGCGACGAGGATCTGGCGCGCAATGTAAGGATCAATGCAGCCCGTGATCTGGAGTGGGTCACGGCCAGCGAGGCCCATGACAGGGTGGCTGTTGTCGTCGGAGGTGGCCCGTCGCTCGCCGATACCCTTGATGATATTCGTAAACTCCAGAAGGAAGGGGCCACGATCTTCGCCGCCAATGCCGCGTCGGCGTTCCTGAGTGACCGAGGCATTGCCGTCGATTATCAGGTGATGGTCGATGCCAAGGCGGAAACCGCGATCCTCGTTGATCCGAAGGCGGGCGAATACCTGCTGGCGTCCCAATGTCACCCGGCAACGTTTGAAGCGGCAGCAGGTCCGACAAGGGTTTGGCATCTCGCCACGGAGAACGTCGAGGGAAACTTCCCGGCCGAACGGGTAAGCAGAGGCGGGTATGCACTCATCGGCGGCGGTGCGGCGGTCGGGAACTCGGCACTCTGCCTCGCCTTTGCGATGGGGTATCGCGACCTGCATATTTTCGGGTTCGATTCCTGCCACAGGGATGGAGCGTCCCACGCCTACGACCAGCCGATGAACCAGTTCATCCCCTGTGTTGACGTGAAATGGGGCGGGAAGACCTACACCGCCTCCGTCGCCATGAAAGCGCAGGCGGAACGGTTCCAGATCGTCGCCCGGGATCTGAGAGACCAGGGCTGCAAGCTATCCCTCTATGGCGATGGCTTGTTGCAGGCGATGTACCTGACGCCGCCAAAGGATCTGTCGGAGCGCGAGAAATACACGCTCATGTGGCAGACGGATTCTTATCGCAAAATGTCTCCTGGCGAAGAGGCGGTTGATACGTTTCTGGATGTGATGAAGCCCGATGGGCTCATCATTGATTTCGGCTGCGGCACGGGCCGGGCCGGGGTGGCGTTAAGCCGGGCGGGGCATGACGTGTTCCTCATCGATTTCACGGACAACTGCCGTGATGAGGAAGCGTTGAGCCTGCCTTTCCTCGAGTGGGATTTGACGCGGCCCTGCCCGATGAGTGCTGGGTTCGGAATGTGCGCCGATGTGATGGAGCATATTCCCCCTGAGGACGTGGAAACGGTCATCGTGAACATCATGGCGGCGTCTGAGAAGACGTTCTTCCAGATTTCCACGGTGGCCGACCATTGGGGCGCTTTGATCGATCAGCCCCTACACCTGACAGTAAGGCCGCATAGCTGGTGGCTCGGTCTGTTCGGGTATCTCGGCTACGACGTGGTGTGGGCGCGCGATGTTGGTGCTGCGTCGCAGTTCGTTGTCCGCCGGCCACGCATTGATGCGTAAGTCCTATCACATTTCAACGGAGGGGCCGTTGGCGCCCTTCCAGCAACCAAGAGGCCTCCATGCTTGACAAATGGTTCCCTTGTGCCGAAGGCGGCAACGTCGTCGGTAAATTCGTCGATGCCGACCAGGTTGACGTAAAAGCGTCGGAAGCTGCCGGCAGGACGGTCTATCGCAAGATTCCGGTTCTTCTCGCAAAATTCCCTGGCTCGGTCGATGTCAGTTCACAGGCCGTCAAGCCGTCGAACCAGCGCGAACTTGTGGGCCGGTTCCCCGAGGCCTGGGATCATTACCAGGACCTCAAATCCAAGGAGCCGCCGCCTCCGGCAGTCGAAGTGATCTCAGCCCCGAAGGGCGTACCGCTGGACCGAGCCGACTTCCTTCCCCGGGACAAGGTCGCCTGGCTGCACGCACAGGGCTTCACGACTGTCGAGCACCTTCGCGACATGTCGGATTCCGTCGTCCAGAACCTCGGACGCGGCGCAGCGACATGGCGCAAAAAGGCCGGTGAATTCCTCGCAAGGACCTGAGTCCATGGATGAGCCGACGATGGCCGCATTGCTGCGGCAGCAGGGAATGCAGGGCACGCAGAGCGGACCTGCCGACGAAAGCACGACAATGGCTGTCGAGCGTGCGCTTCAGTATCTCGGCTCGCTTGGCCTCGGAGCCGTTGGTGGTGCTGCGGGCTTTGGTGTCGGGGGCATCCCCGGGGCGGCAGGGCCGATCGCGCTCGGCGCCCACGGCATGAAAAACGCCACGGATGCGCCGATCCAGGACCTCTACCTGCATCGGCTTCATCAGTACATGAAGCAGCCGTAAGAGGATTATCCAATGCCTTCTATGGCCGAAATCCTCGAGAACCCGCACCGGGCGGAAGTCTCGGCTTATGAGCCGACGTGGCGGGATCGTGCCGCCATGAAGCTGAGAGAGCTTCTTGGATCCGATCAGGGCCCGATGTCGCCTGAGACGGAACGGCTCGTCAGCGGGTTGACGGGCTCGACGGGCGCGGGGTCGTCTGCAAGCAGTATCTTCGACCTGATCCCCGGCGGAGCGGCAATCCCGGCTCTTCTGGACACCGGAGAGAAGGCGGCGCGTGGCGATGCGCAGGGCGCAGGAACCTCAGGCGCAATAGCGGTAGGTAACATCGCCGGCCTTCCGGCTGCGGCACTGCGGTACGGGATACCGACGATGGCTGGACTTCTGGCTGGTGGGGTCGGCCTGTCAGGCGGAGCGTCTGCGGCGGAGCAGGACAAGCAGGCCGCGGAAGACGGTCGCCTTCGGCAGCTTTATTCGCAGCAGGCGGACCTCAACCGCCGGCGGTCAGAGGCAGAGGCTGAAGCCAACGCGGAGGCCCGTACAGGAAAGGGTCCGAACTGGCAACGAGCGGCCGCCCAGGTGCAGGCGATCGACACCGAGATGGCTGGCCTCAACCGTCTCATCGCAGAGGAACAGAAGCGCAATTCGCCTGAGTTCCAGCTCGAGATGGAGCAGAAGCGGAAAGCGGCGGACGAGGCTGGAAAGAAGGCCGAACTCGACAAACCATTTGCGGAGCGGCACCCGTACATAGCGACCAGTGGCGCTCTGGGAGGGTCGGTTCTGGCTGGACTCCTGTCGAGGTACGGCCTCGGAAAAATTGCCGCGAAAGGTGAAGACCTACTCGGCAAGGCCGTGGCGGCTCGCGAAGCCGGCGATACTGTAACTATGGCAGAGGCGCTGAAGCGAGCTGAGCAGTGGGGACGCTGGGCGCCCGCCAAACAAGCAGCAACCATTGGGGCGGCCGCTACGATCCCTGCGGACTTGCGCGGGATTGGTGATGCTGTGGACAAGTACGCATTGCCGGAATCCTCTAAGGCGCAGCAGTCCGCCTCAAGGCGCTTGGGGGATCCGGTTCATTACGCAATCGATGCTATCCCGGCTCTTGTGTCCGGCGCGACTGGCTCTCTGGTGGGGGCGAAACTCGCCAAGGCGGCACCTGTTGGCGACGTGCGCGCGCTCAACCAGCTCTATGGCGGAGAATCGCCGACGTCCCTCGCTGCAATCCTCAAGGAAGGTGTAGAGGCGTCGTCGGATCTTCAGGGTGCGCTCGCGGCGCGCGAAGCGGCGCGGTTGTCCGGCATGCCGTCCATAGATCGTGGAGCATTGACAGTAGGAGCACCAGCGCTGCCGGGACAAGCAGGTACAGGCTTGCCCACGTCATCCCGTCTTGGAGGCCAAACCGCCACAGGCCAAACACGGTTGACAGGCCCAGCAGGGCAGAGACCTGCAACAGGGTCTTCGTCATCGCCTTCCAGTCAACGGACACTTTCATCGCAAACCCCATCAGGTGGGCGGCATCCAGACGATAACTGGGATGCAAACGTCGGAAGATGGCGTCGCGTCGATGGCAAATTCAAGTCCGGTAAACCGCCGACCGACTAGAGCCCCCAGTGAAATTCCTTAGGTGGGATGGTGCGTTCTCCACCCCCGACCATGCCGCCGAACCGGTCCCACCAACCGAACTGATCGCCCCAGATAATAAACCATAGAACGGTGATCAGGACGATCCACTGAAAACAGACCAGCAGTAGCGCCTTGGCAATTCCGAGGCGCTTCAGCCGCCGTTCAAGTTCTTCGACTTCCGCAGTTTCCCGCCCCGAGAAATAGAGGGTTTCCGATGTCGCTTCTTTCGATCTGCCAGAACGCGCTACGGGAAATCGGCGGCGTTGAGGTGCCTTCGTCATTCGTCGAAAATGGTAATCTGACAGCCCGCCAATGTCTAGCGCTCGTGTTGCGTGAGGGGAACACTCTGGAGCGTGAAAATCGGTGGTCTGATCTCATCACCGAGCACACCTTTACGACGGTCGCTGATCAAAATTCATACGACCTTCCCGACGACTTCCGCGCATTTGCCGAGATGTCTCAATGGGATCGCACGGCGAACCTTCCGGTCATGGGGCCGACGCCCGGCTTCATTTGGCAGTTCCTGAAAAGCGGGATCGCCGAGGGGGCCACGATCAACAGGTGGTTTCGGGTTCAGGCCCGGAAATTCGTCATCCATCCGACGCCCCAGGCGACCGGAGACACCATCGCCTTCGATTACTATTCGAAGAACTGGATCATCCGGCAGTCCGACGCGGCAAACGTCAGCACGTTCTACTCCGATAACGATACAACCCGGATTGACGAAGAGCTCCTGACGATGGGGCTCAAGTGGCGGTTCCTTCAGGCCAAAGGCTTTCCGTTCGAGGCCGAATACCGGGAATACGAGGCGATCAAATCGGAGGTCCGGTCGGACGACGGGGGTAAGGGCAAGATCAACCTCGGACGGTCGCCGCTGGTGTTCAATAATCTGCCGGACACGGGCTACGGCGGCCCGCAAATGGGGTCGTAAGGTATGGCTGATCCTAAGATGTCTACCATGCTGCGTCGAGGGTTCCTCGCCCCGGTCGCAGAATATGAGGACGGTTCCACGTCGCTTGCTGTGCCCGGAATTTTGTATGAGCCTTATCAGGCGTTCAACAGGCTCATGCAGAACGCCTACGACATCAACGCCGACCCTGAGACGAAACGGCAGGCGATTGAAGATTCATTCGTTGTCTCTGGCGCGGCGATGACCGGAGGCGGGGCGGCAAGCGCTCTGCGTCGTCCGTTTCCGGTAATCACAGAAGATGCGATCGCGCTCTACGGCCCCGCGTCGGAGGCGCGTGACCTTGCGATGGCGCGTCGGCTTCATGACTACGACGCTGCCCGGTTCCGCGGTGGAGACATTCTGCACCCCACCGAGGGTGCCGTCAGGAACATGGACCTGTGGGCGCCGGGTATGCGCGATTACCTTGGAGGCAATATATCCGCGCGTAATCTGTCACCTGATGTAGCGGCACCGGTGGCTGCAAATGATGCGCGAATTGGTGTTGTGAATTCTCTCTACGCCAACGGCGGCAAGTCCGGCGCTGCTACGGGGGCAGGAATAAACGCACTCGCTGCACAAGAGGGGAAGCCCTCAATGTCCAAGGTGCTTAGAAGGGGAGACATCTTTTGATGGCGCTCCTTCTCCGCTCATCTCGGATGCCGCAGATCAAGATGCGTCCGCAGCAGTTCCAGCAGGGTCAATCGTTTTCGCTTCCAGCTCCCTATGGGGGGCTAAATCTCAGGGAAGACATCACGGCCCTCAAGCCGAACGAGGCCCGCGTTCTGGAAAACCTCTTTCCATCGTCCGGGCAGATCGTCATGCGGGAGGGTTTCTCAGACTTCGGAACGGGGCTCGGATCGGGTGAAACCAAGACCCTTGCCACGTTCAACGCGGCCGCCTCGAGCTACCTCATTGCAGGAGCCAACGGCAAGCTGTTCAACGTGTCGTCATCGGGGTCGGGAACAGAACTTGCTTCCTCGTTCACTGAAGACCGCTGGCAGACGGAAGTCTATAACGGTCGCCTCCACCTCGTGAACGGTACGGATGCGCCGCAGTATTTTGACGGGTCCTCGGTTTCTTCAGCGTCGTGGAGTGGATCGGGCCTTACGATCACCAACCTCGTCAATGTCGGTCTTGCGCGGAACAGGCTGTGGTTCTGCGAAAACGACTCCGCCGATGTCTGGTACGGCGATGCCGGTGCGGTTCAGGGGACACTGACCAAGTTCCAGTTGTCGCAGATCGCCAACGGCGGCAAGTGCATGGCGATTGGAGCATGGTCACGTGACGCGGGAGACGGGGCGGACGATCTGACGGTGTTCGTCTTCTCAACCGGTGAAATTCTCATCTATCAGGGTGACCCGGCTTCGACCTTCTCCCTGCAAGGCCGGTATATGGGTGCGCCGCCGATCGGGCGGCAATGCCTCATCAAGATCGGCGGCGAGCTGGTTGTCATTACGCGCCTCGGGTTTCTGCCGGTTTCGGCCGCTGTGGGAGGCGTGGCGCTCGATCTCTCGAGGATCGACCCGTGGGGCAAGATTGCGCCACTTGTCGTTCAGGATGCCAAGATCGACGGCGGGAATGCCGGCTGGCATGGCTGCCTGCATGAAGGCGTGGTCTACATCAATGTTCCTCAGTCTCCGGGGGCGGTGTCCAAGCACTACGTCCTGAACACCCGCAACGGGGCGTGGACCATCTACTCAGGGTGGAATGCGTCGTCGTTCGCATCCTACAACGATGAACTTTATTTTGGCGCGCAGACCGGAGGCCGGGTCAATATTGTCGGTGGTCCGGATGACGACGGCGAGGACATCACGGCATTTTCCAACGGCGCGTTTGTCACGCCCGGTGGGGCGGGGCGCGGGAACCTGTTTACCGCCATTCGTCCGGTCATCAAGGCCGAGGGTGCCGTTTCGGGGCTGATCGGTGTCGATACCGACTACGTTGTGAGGTCTCTTGTCGGCGCGGAGGTCGAGCTCGTAGCGGATGCCTCCACCACACCGTGGGGCAGTCCGTGGGGCAGCTCATGGGGCCAGCCCAATCAGTCGCAGCCGCAGTGGTTCAGCATACAGGGTTCGGGCCGGACGGTCTCGGTCCGCATGAGGATCACGGGTCAGGCGCAGAACTTCGAGTGGTATGCGACGGACCTCATGGAAAAACCCGGCGGGGTGAAGTGATCGTCCGGGCCTCCACCCCGGAACAGAGACGAATTGCGGTTTCCTACATTGCCGACCGTTGCGGGTTGCGTCCTGAGGACGTTGCGCGGGACGATCTTTTCGACGTGTTTCTGTCGGTGCGCGGCGCCGACGCGCGCGGTGTCGTTCTTTACCGGAACTATGCCTCCGGCGATGTCGAGATGTTGTGTGCCGGGGAGCCCGGTTGGGTGACGCCCGGCCTTTTGAAGTTCGTCCTGTCGTATCCCTTCAAGGCCTTGGGTTGCCAGCGGGTGACGTGTCTTGCGCACCGCAAGAACAAGGCCATGCGCAATTACCTGGAGCGGATGGGGTTCAGGCTAGAGGGCGTGAAACGCAAGGCGCTCGATGGGGCTGATTTGATGATTTACGGACTGCTTGATGGAGAATCCAAATGGCGTTGAAGCCTAAAGCGCCGAAGGCGCCTGACCCGACGAAAACGGCGCAGGCGCAGGCTCAGTACAACACGCAGGCCGCGCAAGACACGATCAACATGAACGCGCTCGATCGCTCGGGGCCGTTCGGATCGGTCAACTTCCAGCGTGACGCGAGCGGGAATGTCACGGGGCAGACCGCAAGTCTTAACCCGGGCCTGACCGGGGCGGCGAATACGGGGTCCAATGCATTTGCGTCTCAGGTCGGCAACATCAACACCGGACCGATCAACTGGGATAACACATCAGCTCCAGCCATCGCCCAACAGAACATGGACGCCTACCGGGCGTTGACGGCTCCACAGCGTCAGCAGCAGCAGGACCAGTTGAACGAGACGCTGACGAACCGCGGCCTGCCGGTCGGGTCTGAAATCTGGGACAACCAGTGGAACAACCTCAATCAGGGGTTCAACACAGCGGACCTCAATGCGGCCGCCACGGCATGGAATGCCGTGCCGGGAATGCAGGCTCAACTCACGCAGAACCAGATTGCGCAATACAACCAGCCGATCACGAGCGCAGCGGGAACGCTGGGGCTTCTTTCGGGCTTGGGCAATCTTGCGGGTTACGCGCCGCAGCCGAGCGCCAACATTGCCGCCCCGAATTATTCCAGCCTCGTGCAGAACGACTACAACAATCAAATGCAGCAATATAACAGCCAGATGAGCGGGCTTGGCTCGCTGGCGAGTGCGGGGCTCGGACTTTTGACGGCGCCGCTGACCGGCCCGGTGGGCCTGAGTAATTCCCTGCTCGGCATGGGCGCGTCGAAGCTGTTCAACGGTTGAGGCTTGGCGATGGCATCTCCCTACTTCTCAGATGACGTAATCGGCCAGCAGTACCGCATGGCGGACATGCTCCAGCGGCAGCCGCCGGCGACGAGCTGGGCGGGCGTGCTGGCGCAGGGCCTCGGCGCGGTCGGGGGCAATGTGCTGCGCGGATCAGCGCAGAATGCGCTGCAGTCCAATCAGGCGATGAGACAGGCGGATATTCAGCGCGCTGCCGGGGCTCAGGACGTGCCGACGCTGTCGAAAGTCCTTCTCGGGTCACAGGTGCCAGAGCTTCAGACGGAAGGTCTGAGGACGCACATGAAGGCCATCAGCGACGACCCGAACAGGGAGTACCGGGCAAGAGCACAGGCAGCAGGTCAGTATGGGCTTACCCAAGGATCGCCGGAGTGGCGGAATTTCGTGCTGACCGGGAAGATTCCGGGGAGCGATGGCAACGCGAAGTTCAGCCTCAATCCAATCTACGGCACCGATGAAAATGGTAACCCGGTTGCGATGCAACTCAATTCCGCCGGCGGCATGCAGCGTGTCCAGACACCCGAAGGTGTTACCATCAGCAAGACACCGATTAAGATGGACGCTGGCACGCATTTTGTTCTTCTCGACCCGATTACGCGGACGCAGATTGGCATCATCCCCAAGGACGTAGCCGGGGAGGCGAGCGCCCGAGAACAGGGTAAGGGACAGGGCGTTGCGCGGGTCAACCTCCCACTGGCGGAAAACAACGCTAACCGCATCATCAAGAACATCGATGCGGTTCTGAACGACCCCTATCTGCCGAGCATGGTTGGGCCGGTACAGGGACGTCTTCCGAACATCACCGCAAAATCTCAGGCCCTACAGTCCCGTCTCGATCAGCTTCAGGGGCAGACCTTCCTGCAGGCCTTCAACGATCTGCGCGGCGGCGGCCAGATCACCGAGAAAGAAGGCGAGAAGGCCACGGCCGCTTACAACAGGCTCGCAAATACCCGCGTCGGGACGGCCGAGTACATCACGGCGCTTCGAGATTTCCGGAATGAGGTCGCCAATCTTCTGGACATTGCCCGCAGGAAGGCTGGAGTAGAGAGGCCCGACCTAGCGCGGCCTGCCAGCAAGGCTGAATACGAGGCCCTTCCACGAGGCGCACGGTTTATCGACCCTGAAGGTGTTGAGAGGGTGAAGCCGTGACGGACAGTTGGTGGAAGGACGCCCCGGTTGCCAATGGAGCGGAAGACTGGTGGTCGGCTGCACCTAAGGCGGACGAAAAGCCGAAGCGCGAGCAAAACTATTGGGCCGGGCTTGCGCGTTCGGTTCTGGGGCAGGGCACCGCCTTCGGGCTTGGCGATGAGATTACCGCCGGCGTCCGTGCACTTGGTGGCGAGTCCTACGATGAAGCTCTCGAGGACGAACGGGCAAAGATCGCACAGTTTCGCGACGAGAACCCCATGACAGCCCTTGTCGGGGAAGTCGGCGGCTCGGTTCTGACTCCGGGATTAGGCCTTCTCGGTGGCGTCATCAAACCAGCGGCGACGCTGGGCGGAAAGATCATGCAGGGCGCCAAGATCGGCGCGGGATACGGTGGCGCATATGGCATTTCTTCTGGTGAAGGTGGCGTCGGGAACCGACTTGAAAGTGGGGTCAAGGGCGCTGTCGCGGGTGGTGCCCTTGGCGGGCTTGTGCCGGTCGCCGGAGCTGTCGCAGGGCACGCTGTGCAGAAAGCAAGGGACGTCGTAGCTCCTGCGCTCATCCGAAAAACACGTGGCATCGAAGAGGCCGCCGATGATGTGATGGCGGCCCGGCTAAGGGATTCTGGGGAAACGCCTGCATCTCTCCGCCAGCAACTCGTGGATGCCGACCGTTCGGGGACGTTCTATGGCGGCGGGAAATCCGCAAGCCAGACCGAAAGCCCGCTTGGGCTTGTCGATCTTTCGCCTTCCATGCAGAAGCTTGGAGGTTCAGCGGCACGCTCTTCCGACGAGGCAATGACCCGCGCCGATGCGTTCCTCAACACGAGGCAGACGGGCGTTCCTCCACGTTCTGTCGGCGGCAAGGCAGCGGCCGATGACGCAGGGCTTGCGTCGCGCAACCCTCTGGCGCCCGTGGAGAAGGGCGCAAAGCCGGCTGGTCAGTTCGAACGTGTGAAAGATGCTCTCACCCGCGCAATGACACTTGAAGACAAGGACTTCCATAAGTTCGGAGAAAACGCTTACCGAACCGAGCAGAATCTTGTCTCCAGACTGAAGGAAGAAGCCGACAAGCTGTACTCAGAAGCCCGTGAGGCGGCTCAGAACTTCAACGTCCAGCCGGTTATCAGGCCCGTCATTGAGCGTCTCGCTTCAGCACTTGACCAGGCTCCGATCGGGGAAGCGACGATCGTGCGGCGCGCGCTGAAGCAATTCACGACCGGCAACGGCAATGTCGTGACCTCGCTAGAGGCGTTCGACAAGGCCAAGCGCGCAGTAGACGGGTTGATTGGACGCGCTCGCACGGCTGGTGACAAGAACGCGGAAAGGCTTTTGACAGGCGTCAAAAACGAATTGATCGAGGCCGTTGATAACATCTCGACGCAGAACATTGGTGAAAGGTACAAGGCCGCGCGCAACTACTACTCATCTCAGATGGAACTGCAGGACGCTATCGACCTCGGCCGGCAGGCGTTCAAGGAAAATTCCGACGTAGTAGCGGACCAGTTCCGGAACCTGAACGAGGGGCAGAAGAAGCTGTTTCGGCTCGGACTGATCGAATCTTTCGAATCCAATCTTGGCCGCCGCAAGCGCACCAATGACGTGACGCAGATTTTCGAGACGCCAAGGATTCAAGAGCTGCTCCGCGACGTGATCCCCCGAACAGAGACAGCCACGGGCCGCGCCAAAAAGGGTGCTGTCTATGCGGATCGCCCGGAACGCTTCGGTGACTTTATCGCGAACGAAAAGCAGATGGTTCGGACGGGGAACAAGGTTCTCGGCAACTCGGCTACAGCAGAACGCATAGCGGATGACGCTAAGTTCACGCGTCAGGGCCTCAGCCAGATGATCAGCAATCTCAGGTCGTCAGGCGGGCTGACAGGCGTGGTCCTTGAAGGCGTGGCGACAGGACTGAATCGAGTGTTCGGGATGCGAGACGATGTTGCGGCTGTGATCGCCCGACGCCTGTTCACAGCAAACCCGCAGCAGCGCGAGCGTGTCCTTCAGCGGCTCGAGCAGGTTTACGGCAAGCAGAAGCTTCCGGCCCTCCTCGACATGCTGTCGAACGTGAGGCTGGTCGGCGCAACAGGCGTTGCGGGGCAGATCGGACAGGCATCCGCAAACGAAAGCCCCGGTCTTGTCGGCTCACAGACAGGCAACTACGGGGCCAACTGATGCGCGCCTCCAAGAACATCTATCACCCCAATGGCGATGCCAACGATTTCCAGACAGTAGAAGCAACACTCGACAAGCTTCAGTTTGGAAGTACGGCAAAACTTGGAGGAAGCACGGGATCATCCGATAACAGGCTCCTGAGATCGGATGGAACGGGAGGGAAGACGGTACAAGCGTCTCCCGTCACTGTTGACGATAGCGGGAATATGTCGGGCGTCGGGACACTTGGAGCGACGACCGTCAACGCATCGAGTGATGTTCAAAGGAACGGCGCGTCACTCGCGGTTCGGGCGCAGTCTTGGGAACAGACGATCACCATAGAGTTCCCCGAGGACAAGGATTATCCGCTGTTCCAGAACTCTCAGATCGCGAGAACGATCACGAAAGTTTCCAGCAAGTGTTCGACGGGGACGTGCACCGCGACGGTGAAGATCGGGAGCACGGCGCTTGGAGGAACAGCGAACTCCGTGTCGAGCACAGAGGATGTTCAGGCGCATTCTTCTGACAATGATATCGCGGTCGGTGACGACGGGCTCGTGACGATTTCCAGCAACTCAAGTGCTGAAATGGTCGTCATCACGATTTCCGGGACATTGGTCCTGGCATGATCTTTCCGAGCGTGCACTACGGCGGGAGACTCCCCGAACTTACGTTCGTACGCACCGGCGTCAATACCGGGAACTTCTCGGCCTACTCCTTCACCGCGACGAACATCGGAGATCCGCACCCGAGCCGCCTGATCGTGCTGGCAGTCATCGGTGAATGGACAAGCGTCACGGTCAATGGCGTCAGCGCCACGAGGATTGCGACGGCGTGGGGAAACTACGAGCGCAGCATCAATTTGTGGCAGGCGAACGTGCCGACGGGGACCGTTGTTCCGGTGGCTCTGACGTCCAGTTTTACGCATCTGAGCTGCCTGATAGGGGTTTGGAAGATTCTCTATCTGCGCTCCACCACGCCGGCCGATACAGATTCTTCAGGCACGGGTGCTGGTGATCCGAACGTCGATATGTCCTTGAACGCCGCCTCTCGGGGCGTAGCCATAGCAGCGGCCGTCGCCACGCCACCAAGCGCCAACCCAGGCTTCACGGGCGTCACAAAGAATTTCAACGTCACATCGGACGACAACTACAGCTTGTCAGGCGGACACACCACAGTATCCACCTCCGGTGTGTTTGCCCTGTCGGTCACGACAACTAGTCCCAATAGAGTGAGTGCGGTCTGTGCCTGCTGGCGCTAACTCCACGGACACTAACCGACGCACCTACGTCACCTTAACAAACATCTTCCTCTTAAAATTCGGAGACTTGCAACGTGGCTTGGACCGGAAGCGCGCCCAATCAGACGTTCCAGCGCACCGATGGAACGCGAACAGGCCAACAGGTCTGGCAACAGGCCGATGCCGCAGGCGTCGATATCGTCGCCCCTGATCACGACCTGCACGATCAGGATATGGCCGACGCCATTAGTTCCTGTCTCAAGAAGGACGGCGGCAATCAGGCGACTTCAAACCTTCCAATGGGCGGGTTTGTCCATACCAACGTCGGACAGGCAACAGCCCGGACAAACTACGCCAGAGCCTCGGACGTTCAGGACAACAGGCTCAGCTATTGCACGGTCGGCGGCACGGCGAACGCCATAAAACTGACCAGCGCTGTCACGGTCACGAGCTATGTGAAGGGGCAGGTTTTCCGGTTCTTTGCGCTTGCTGCGAACACCGGGCCCGTCACGGTATCGGTTGATGGTCTTGCGGCCAAAGCACTGAATGTCGTTGGTACGGCCTTGACGGCAGGCCAAATTCTCACGGGGCAATTCATCCAGATCGCCTACGACGGCACCGATTTCGAGATGATCGAAACGTCCGTTCCATCGGTCGTGAAGGTTGGTTCTGTGATGGCGTGGGCGACAGGAACGGTTCCGACAGGCTGGCTCGAGTGCGATGGGTCTGCAATCTCCCGCTCTACCTATGCCGCGCTGTTTTCCGAAATCGGAACGACCTACGGTGATGGCGACGGATCGACCACATTCAATCTTCCCGATTATCAGGGCTACTTCCTTCGCGGTCATGATAATGGATCAGGGAATGATCCTGATGCCGCCTCGCGCACGGATCGCGGCGACGGCACGACCGGCGATGAGGTCGGAACGGTGCAGGCCGACGACACCAAAGCCCATACGCATGATCTGGACGAGGTGCAGACCACAGAAAATGGTTTGCACGGCCATCCCGCCCGCCTCAGCTGGGCCAACGACGACGGCAACGGCGTCGGCGGCCTTATCATGCGTAACGTGAACAGAACCACGGCGACGGCGTACACGGGCACGCCAAGCGACACATTCGGAGAGCAGATCGGTGGCGCCGGCGCTCACACCCACACTGTTTCAGGCGAGACCGAATCCACAGGCGGCAATGAAACCCGCCCCAAGAACAAGTCCGTCAAATGGATCATTCTCGCGCTTCCGGCCGCGTCCATCGCAACGCAGACGATCGCCCCTTACTTCACCGCCTTGACCGAAGATCGCACGGGTTCGAATTCCGATACGGCGCAGGCCGTGTTCGGGTCCGACGAAGACGCTATAACCCTTCCTCCGGACACGGCCTACCACTTCAAGGCGACCTACTACATTACGAGATCGGCGGGCTCTACGTCGCACACGACATCGGTTCTTTTTGGCGGGACCGCGACATTCACGTCGATCATGTACACGATTGAATCAACGACCACGACGGGCGCGCCAAGCGCTACAACAGCGTCGCAGCAGCTTGTTGCCACCGCCGCCACGGCCGTCGTTGCTGCAACGACCTCAACCTCGACGACTGAGAACATCGTCCTCAAGTTGGAGGGCATCATGCGCATCGCCGGCTCCGGCACCGTCATCCCGCAGTTTAAATACAGTGCAGCCCCTGGTGGCGCGCCGACGATCAAGGCGAACAGCTATTTCATGCTGACGCCTCTTGGGGCAGGCGATGTGACGTCGTCCGGTCCCTGGTCCTAAGAACCTTCAGGAACACCTATGACCTTTGCTCCAACGCGCGAGGAGATCGCGCGGCTGTTCGCACGTCCGTCTTCGGGTGCGAAAGCGAAAATCTATGACGACTACGTCAACACCCTGACATCGCCAGACGGCCTCGCGCTGCTTGAACGCTACGGCATCACCACGCCCGAGCGGTGGAACGCCCTCATTGCAACTTGGGCACCTGAAACCGGCAACTTTACGGTGTTGCGGGAGAGCGGAAGCTACACCGCGTCCCGCATCCTCCAGGTGTTCGGCGCGGGGCGGCATTCTGCGGCTGTCACGCCGTCCGAAGCCAAGCGGCTGGCAGGGAACGGCCCGGCGCTGTTTGAGCGCGTCTATGGACTGGGCAATCCGCGAAAAGCGCGCGAGTTAGGCAATCTGCAGAAGGGTGACGGGTGGAAGTTCCGGGGCTGGTCGTACAACCAGATCACCGGGCGGTGGGCGTTCGAGCACAAGGCGGCAAAGATCGGCTGCGCCGTCGAGGAGATGATCGCATCTCCGCTTCATGGCCTGCACGCGGCGCTCATCGAATGGGATGCGAAGGGCTGCAATTCCTATGCGGATTCCGGCGACATCGTCTCCATTCGCAAGCTCATCAATGCGGGAAGTCTCAAGGTTTCGACGGCTCGCCTCAACGGTCTTCCTGAAATGCGCGCGGCATACGCTGATGCCTCGAAGCTGTGGCGGGGTGATGGTGCAATTGTCGCTGCCGATCCGCTCGTTTGTAAGCTTGGGGATCGCGGCCCGCGTGTCCGGGAATTGCAGGAACGGTTGACTTCCGCTGGCTTCCCGTGCGGCCCCATCGACGGACACTTCGGAAAGCTCACAGAACGGGCGCTGGCGGCCTTTCAGGTCGCCCATGGCCTCACCGGCACCGGAGCTACGGACGCCTCTGTATGGGCCACGCTGGAGGCAGAGAAGCCCGTCGTTGTTGTGCGCGAGAACGTCACCGAGGGCGGGCTGGCGCAACTTGGCTCCCGCATCGTTCGTGTCGGCCAGAGAATACGACGCTTCGGGAAAATGCTCTGGGTGACGTGCTTCGGCGTGGTCGGTGCCGATGCGAGTGGACTGGACGTTCTCGATCAGGCCGGGAGCGCGGCGGATCGTGTGAACTCCTTTGTCGGACGGGTCATCGCTCCGAATGCGTCCGTGAATCCGAAAGTCTGGGTGGTTTTGGCGCTGGCCGTGATCGGGATTGTCGGCTTGATCCTGTCGCGGTGGGGAAATCAGACCGTTGCGGCTCGTGTTGAAGATGCGCGAACCGGCGCAAACGTGGGGAAATAGCGATGAAAGAACGTCTTCAGGCGGCATGGCTCAAGGTCAAGAGCGTGCTGTGGACGATCGGGCAGAAGATCAAACTGGCATGGGCATGGTTTCGCCAGAGGAACCTCGTTCAGAAAATCGAAGCCATGGAGTACGACCCGCCCGCGCTCAAGCTCACGACATGGATCAAGCTGGCAGCCACGGTGCTCGTAATTCTGATCGTCTCTTTGTGGGTCTGTCTCTGGGTCGCTCGCATGGAGGAAAGCTTCAAGGTCTCGTCGCGCTACGTCGGTCTGATCAATCAGAAAGACAGCGAGATCATGGGGCTGAAGGTCAAGCTCGCGATCGCCAAGGGCAAACTCACGATGTTCGAGAAGGCCAGCAAAAAGGACGCGCGGAAATGATCTACATCCTCGCGATTGTCCTGCCGATCCTCGTCTACGCCGGGCAGGAAGCCCGCATAGCCTGGGTGAAATGGGACGTTGAGAAAACCGTTTCGGAGCGCGAGCGCACCGTCTGCAACGGGAAGGTGGCGCAAATCCAGAACGCCATCAATCAGTCCGTTGTCGACAATATCGACGCTGCGATCGAGGCCGCCAACGGCGTCTCCCCAACCCCCACAGATCAGGCAGAGCTCAAACATCTTTGCGACGGCGATCCGGATTGCCGCGAGAGGGGGCAGCCATGACGCGCTTTATCGCTGTTGCACTGTGCGCCATCGTTTCCGGGTGCGCGGATACGGCCCCGGTTCAGAAGGTTGTGGTGCAGTCGGATTCCTACTGCCGGATCGCCAAGAAAATCCGCTGGTCCCGGCAAGATACTCCAGACAGCGTCACGCAAATGAGACGGCATAATTCCGTCTATCGCCGCATCTGCCGCTAGGAGGCCGCCATGCTGGAACTCGCGTTTATCGCTTGCAGCTTGCTTGAAGGGCAAACCTGCAAAGACGTGAAGCTGACCTATGCGTCCGAGTCCATCAGTGTGCATGGGTGTTTCCTGTACGGGCAGCACGAAATCGCCCGGTGGCAGGACGGGCATCCCAACTGGCAGGTCAGAGGATGGAAGTGCCGGCCTGCGGGCCTCGTAGCCAAGGCTTAAAGGAGCCCGACCATGCATGACAACGTCACATATCGAGCGCGAGGTTGGCCGGCTTCTCGAGCGAACGGAGTGGCACGGCCGTCGATTGCAGGAACACGACAGAAAAAACAGGATGCTGGAGCGCCGGGTCGCGAAGCTGGAGCGTGGGGGAGCGGCTATGGGGCCTTGGGAGAAGTGGATCAAAAGAATCCTGACCGTCACCGTTCCGGCATGGACACTTTACGCGACCGGATCCCTGGAGAAGTCGATCCATGCTCTGGGCATGGTTTTAAAGCTTCACTTCTGAGGTTTGTGTACGGGGAGACGAAGGACGACCGGAGGCTTCAGTGGGCCTGTGTGGTCTCCGTGGGAATCGTGGTGTTCGCCGTGCTGACCTGATCTGTGTGTAACACACACAATTAAACTGACGTGAAGGGCAGGCCGGGCTTGATACCGGCTAGTCGCCTTTCGGCCATTGGCCTGGTTCTGTTGACGGTCTCGCACCGAACCTCGCGCTCGCGTGTCCATTCCACGCCGCTGCCCATCACGTCAGTCTGAAGATTAGGGAATTATATACATGACTCCCTTGACATCGGTAAGGGAGTCATCTACATTGGCTTCATCAACAACGGAGCTAAGCCAATGACCGACGACATGAAGAAGCAGAAAATCCTCGCAGCAATTGCCGCCCGTGGATGGGCCACCGTGGATGTCTACTGGAACCAAGCGTGCGAACTCCGCGACGCCGGCCTGATCAAGCTTGGGGACCGCTTTTTCACTGGTGGTAATCGCAAGCCGGTATGGGTGGCGGCATGAGCGGCGCCGCCCCCTTCGACCGTGAGCCGGACATTGTGGAGTGCCGTAGCCGCATTGAGCGCGCGTTGGGTGGTCTCGCCACTCTTCATCTTGGCCCGTTGGATTACAACGTGGCCCAAACCGTTGATGATCTACTTGTGGCAATTAGGCTACTTGAGCGCTTTGGAACGGAGCATCGCGGTGAGTAAATCGACCATTTCGACCTTCGAGTTGTTCGCGATGTTCCCAGACAAAGAGGCCGCGCGCACCTATCTGGAGGGCCGGCTTTGGCCTGAAGGCCCCAAATGCCCGGTATGCGGCCTCGGGGACCGGATCACGGCCCGCAAGGGCGGCTTCTACCGCTGCAACCAGTGCAAAGAGGATTTCACGGTCCGCACGGGCACCATCTTCGAGCGCAGCCATGTCCCGCTGCACAAGTGGATTTACGCGATGTACCTGCTTGTGACGGCTCGCAAGGGCATTTCCAGCCTGCAACTGGCGAAGGAAATCGGCATCACGCAAAAGTCGGCGTGGTTTGTTCTGCATCGCCTGCGTGAAGCGTGCGGCGGTGACCTCGAAAAGCTCCAAGGTATCGTCGAGATTGACGAAACCTATGTCGGGGGCATCGAATCGACAGCTTCATTGACGGAGTCGCCGGGAAGCGCCTGACCTACAAAGCACTTATCAACTAGCGGGAGGACGTGATGAAAGCATGGAATGGTGGCAGCATCGAGCGAGCG